CTAGCCAGCCATATCCGCATCTTCAAGTTCGGCGAAGGCGCTCAGAGCGTCGAATTCTGAGAGGCCAGAGATTTTGCGGAAGGTTCGTAGTTGGACGGTTCGCACATCCTGCCCTGGGTCCGGGTCCGGTAAACCATTTTCCAGGATGTAGAGAAAGAGCAGCGCTCGATCCGCGTTCTCTGAGATTCGCAGGCTCACAACTTTTTCTCCACCTGGTACGGGGTGTCTCCTATTTTCCGATACGAGCACGGATATCCGCACTTCGTACAGAGAGCATCGTCGCCCACCATCACCGGCGCATCGCAACACAATGATCTCAAGTCCTCACGCGTGACCCAAGGCTGGGTAATCTTTTCACTCACGACTTTTTCTCCACCTGATACGGGGTGTAGTTCCCCAGCTCAACGGCAGCAATAATTTCTTCCGCCCGCCGCTTCGCTCCTGCAAAATTGTTCTCTACTCGACTGAAATGTCCTTCATGCCAATACACCGACAGTGCCCACAGACAATTGGGACGATGCGCCCCAAACACAAACGCTTGAGCCTTTGGGAGGTTCAACTCGTAACTCCGCAGTCCGATTTTCTTCCACTTCGCCATTTTTATTTCACCTGGTAAAGGGTGTAGTTCGGGTTGCCCTGGTTGAGGCGGTTCATCAACTTCACAACTTCGGTATTGATCGGCCAGTCGTCATGCGTGCCCGAGACGCTTGCGATTGCGAAGACTTCCATGAGCTTGGAATAGTCCAAGCGGCTCATGGTGAGGATCACGGAACCGTTCTCTTCGCGGTAGCTCATGGTCTTTTCTCCCGTTTGCCGCGTCTATAACCTGTCTCATTGGCGTGCCGCACGGCTGCATCAGTCCATTCCACTAATTCATCCCAGTCCCTATCCGCTAGGCTCACATTGAAGTGCTTCAGTAGTTTCACAATTTCTCGAGCGTCGGGATGCAGCGCTCGTTTTCTCACGGAACCGTTCTCTTCGCGGTAGCTCATGGCTTTTTCCTCGTTCTTTTCCGCATCCGCATTTTGAGGATTCTTGGATCGCGCCGCATTTCGAGCACAAACTCTCGATCCAGTTTGTGCCGCCTCGCCGCTTCTGCCGCCGATATCGAACTCAGCATGACATCGTAGGCCGCTTGACCCAGGGGAGTTTTCCCGAAAGCCACGATATGACCGTCCTTGTCACGGATGGCACGAAGCAAGGCGGGATCACGGAAGGGCGAGGCTTCTTTTTTCATTGACGGCTGCCATTTCCGAGCCGCGGGGTTACAGTTACAGGGAGATCCGGGCCGAAAAACTTCTTGGCTCGCTCCTCGCCCTGCCCCGTAACTTCCATGTACTTCACTTCCACTCTCGCGCTGTCGATGATTTGACTCGCCGTCTGACAAACGGCTTTCGCCCGGTCAATATCCAGCGGATGCTCTTTGTCGCTCAGCGCTTCCAGTTGGGCAAACAGGTGATCCCGCAGATCCTGCAATGTGTTTTTTGCCATTGAGTTTTTCCTCTCTGTCGCGAATTTTGCGTTTCAACGCGCCCGTTAGCTGGATAACCTGTTTGAGCTCCGGAGGGAGATTGTGAATGGTGTTGCGCCGCATGTTGTCGGCGAACGAGAGCAGCTTAAGATTTTCGATTGCGCAGTTGGAGCGATCGCGATCCTTGAAGATGACGATGTGCCCGGGCGGAATCGGCCCCTTGTGTTGTTCCCACACATGGCGATTGAGCAGCGGCCAGATTTTCATGTTGCCGAATCCGTAAGGTTCGCCCTTCGATCCCTCGCGCACTTTGATCCGGAGGAAGCCTTCGCCGTCGGCGAGAATGGTTCCGATCGGACGCCAGTTCTTAGCGGCGATTCCGGAGCGCTCGCCTTTTTTGAATTGCGTCTCGGCCATGCGTCCGCGTCCCACGGAATATCCCGGACGCCGCAACCCCTTGTTCTCCGGAGTGCGGCCTTTTTGGTAGCGTGATTTCACGCCCACCAGGCGAAGGCGCTGCGCCTCGATCTCCAGCAATTTCGCGATGTACTCGGCGCTTTTCCGAACGCCCAATTTCGCCGCGCGTTGACAGGTGCCGAGAACCGTTGTCCCAAATCGCTTGGCGAGCTCCGGAGTCTCAGCATCCGGATATTCCGCGCGCAGGATCTGATCCTCGGCGGCCGTCCACCGGTGATAGATGCGAAGCTTCTTGAGTCTCAACAATTTTGCGCGGCTCTTGATGGACGGCAGTGTTCGCCCGAACAGAGCAGCGATTTCGGGAGTCGAGATCTCGGGCCACGTCCAGCGGAGAATGGCTTCGTCGACGGGCGTCCATAGAGTGCCGCTCATTCCGTCACCGCCCGATAGAAGAAATAGTCTTTGCCCGGGAAAGGGTTTCGATTCACATAACCGAAGCGCTCGGATTCTTTTATGTGTTCCAGCCATTCTTCGTAAGTCGTTTTTGCGACAACCTGAAAGGGCTGCGCGGTTGACCACTCGCCAGCGAATTGGTTAAAGATCGCTCCGACTTCTACGGGATGATCCCATGCGACAACGATGTAGCCGTACACAGAGATCGTGTGCTTGAGTGCAGCGACGGCGGCCGGTGGCATCTCTCTTGTACTCACGAAGCTGCCTCTCTTTCATGCTTGGCGAAGCGGACCTCGAGACCAGGATGACACCGGGAAAATTCTTGGACGTACAACTTGACGATCAGCTCGTAATCCTCGCGGCTGCACGCATCGAACCCGGCTTCTGGGAATTGCCGCTGCAGTTCGGCCAGGACTTCATCGGGGAACAAATGCGCGCAGCCGGCGGGATCGACGTAACAGCCTGGCTGGATCATTTGCCAGCTTGCATCGCGCTTGTGAGGGTCGAAGCTCACGCGGCCCTCACAAAGCCATCAAGCATTCCAGTGCGATCTGCGACGAATGGATGTTTGGTCAGTTCGCGCAGATTGACGGTGAGGCCTGCGGCGAGCAGATTGTCTTTGACGTGGATTAGCGCGAACTTCAGCAGAACCACTTCCGAGGCGTGACAGGTGTTTGTGCGCGCAGGCGCTTCGCGCATGATGTAAACCGAGCGTCCGCGAAGCCAGAGGAGTCCGTGATCAGGGAAATGCTTGGCGACGGCTTCCACTTTGATGACTTCGGAGGGACAGAGAAAATAACGCCGGTCGCCCATGCGCTGCACTTCTTCCTCAACCGTGGCCACTCCGCGCGCGATGGCGGCAGGGTGCGGCGGTGACGTCTTCGTCGCGGGATGAACGGAATCCAATCCAGCTTCGGCTTCACGCTGCCAGACCAGACGCGTCCTGATTTTCTTTTTCCGATCGCGATAGAAGTCGCTCATGCTGCGCTTACACTCCACCACAATCGAACCGTAGCCACCCTTACAGGAATTCGACCAGCCGATGGCGTCCGGAACTTCACGGCACGATGCCACTCCGCCGAGGACGATCTTGCAGCCCATGGCATTGCGGAGCCAGCGCTCGGCTACGTCGCAGAGCGCGTAATGGACCGACATGCTGCTCATGCCACGTCCTCCCTTCGTGCCAAATGAAAAGCTTCCATCCGGTGCTCATCGATCGGACAATCTTCGGAGCGCTCGACTCTTGGCGGTTGAACATCCGGGAAATACCATTGGCCTTCCGGCGATCGCTCCTGAGAAATTCCCCGGACTGAGAAGTGGACGCGACAGGTGCAGGCGGAGGCTAGCTCGATACTTCCGTCGAGCTGGTGATAGACCGCTCTACGATGCTTTCCGATGATCCGAAAAAGAAATTCCTTCAAACTTGAGTTGAATCGAGCTGCGGTTAGCCTCGGCGTTTCACGGTGCGGCATCCGAACGAAGTTGCGCTGCTGCTCGTGCTGCCGGCGTTCCCGTCGCGAGTGAGAAATTCCGCTCATGCGCTTCGCTGCTCCGCTTTCGGTTCACAACGCTTGTGAATTTTGCAAAATTCCTTCATGGCAACCACCCAAACGCTCAGTGGGGCGGGCAGCCCCAGCGTGAACTTTTTCCCGCAATTCAGACAGTGCGCCGTCGCGCCATCGTTTTCGGCCACAACATGCTCGATCGCTCTTGAAGGTGACATGATCAGGCCTCCCTTGCGCCCTCTGCTTCGCGCGACGGAGAAGTGCTTGCCGCGCTAGCGGCGAGCACTTCGAGCAAAATTTCGGCGAGATCGGCGAGATAGGCGAGATCGGCGAGATCGGCGCGATAGGCGAGATCGGCGAGATCGGCGCGATAGGCGAGATCGGCGAGATCGGCGCGATAGGCGAGATAGGCGAGATCGGCGCGATCGGCGCGATAGGCGAGATCGGCGAGATAGGCGAGATCGGCGAGATAGGCGCGATCGGCGAGATCGGCGAGATCGGCGCGATAGGCGAGATAGGCGAGAATCTTCGGTGGATCCGTCGGTGAAGGCTCGGCCACCCCCTCTTTCAGGAAATCGATGATTTCAAGTGTTTTCTTTTTCAGCTCGGCGTCCCGAGTTCGTCCGAGCAGCCCACGCTTCTCGTCGGCCAGAAGAGCCAGAACGAAGCGCTTGTTGACATGGCTCGCGCGAAGGTCAATGCCCACCGGAATCGCCTGTAAGAAGCGCTCTGGCCACAGGAGTGCTTTGCCATTCGGAAGGGTTTCAAAAATGCGATCTTCGAGATAGGCGAGCTCGATCGGAATTCCGAGTTCCGTCTCATAGGCGGCGTGGTCGCCGCTGTGAATCGTGCAACCCACCGCGCACCCTTTGCCGTTTTCCCAATAAGTGCCATGCACCAGCTGGTCCGCCAGGCGATGCGCGCGCACCTGGGCAATTCGTTCGTCTTTGAGTTTTTCTTTTCCGTGGAAGGTCAGCATAGGCGTAGTTGCTCCGATCTTGCCGCAATTGGCGGTGCATTGACAGCCGGACTGGGAATGGATTTCAGTACAGTGAAAAAACAAGTCGAACAGAGCGGTTTACGAACGCCGCTTTTCAAAGCTACGAAACCTGAGGTCATGGCGCGGCAGTTTGTGCACCTGCGTTCGCGCCCGTGAGAAGAGAACGTCCACTCGAAGCTGCGGATGTGCATTTTCATGCGCTGCGCTGCTCCTCCTCACCCGCCGACTGCAGATACAGATAGCGGACGAGATTGTATTTCCCAATCAGGATCAGCGTGAACGGCCGCAACAACATGAAATCCCGCCGCGTCGCCAAGAGCAGAGCTTCCGCATAGACCAGGACAAAGCTCAGCTCCCGGCCTTCGCGATAAACCTCCCGGCAGATCTGCAACAGATCATCGTCACTGAGGCGTCCGAGATGGGTGAGATGGCGCACGCGTTCAAAGGTGCTCATAAGCGGATCCCCTCTTCGAAACTCAAGCTTTCAATTCTTTCCTCGTGGCTGTCGGTAGGCGCTCGGGTTTTGACGCGGCGATATTCTGCATAACCGCGACTCCGGTGCTGTAGCCGATGCGATAGTCCTGCGGCATTCCCCGCGAGTCGAGCGCAGCCCAGAAGCCGCGAAGATGATGCTTTGCCCGTTCATGCACTTCGGTTGGACCGTAGACCTCGATCCGAATCAAACCCCCATAAGTGTCATGTCCCCATTCCGGATGTTGCTTCCAGACTTCGCCGCGGTCTTGATTGACGCGTTCAGCGATACGCGCGACGAATCCTGCGCTGCGCAAGCTCTCGACGGACAAAGCCGCGCGCTCCGCTAAATCCCGTCGATGATTCACTCCCCACCATTTCACCGAGAACCAGCGCGCTCCAGCGAGCACCAGGCCATCACCGTTTTTCATGCCGCCTCCAGAAAAATCCACTTTTGCATGTACACCGTCTTGTCCGGCCCGTAATCGATCATGCCGGCGGAGCGCATGGCTCCTAGATTGTTGCCATAGGCGGAGCTGGTAGGAGACGCTCCAGCGGCCGCAGCCAGGTCCTCGCGGCTCATTCCCTTCGGATACACGCTATAAAGCGCATCAAAGATCGCCTGTTGGGAGCTGGTAAGGAGTTGCTTGCAGGACGCCGCCATTTCTTCCTGATCGAGGACCTGCTTTTGTGGGCCTGCCGTTTCCATTCCTGCCGGCGTGAGATATACCTGGCCATTGCGATAGTCGAGCAGTCCGCGAGATCGCAATGCTCCAAGATTGTTTCCGTATGCACTCGACTTATGGCTCGCGCCCGCGCGTGCAGCCAGCCACTTCTTCGAAACGTCGGCGATGCCAACAGCGTGGAACTCAGCTGCGGCGGAGATGATCTTCATCTGTGATCGGCTGAGTCCGTCGACGCTGGGCGGTTCGCTGGTCGATCGAGAAGATCGGGGAGCTGGGATGGGGGCGCGATTTTTGACGGTGACGGGCTCATTCTTCACCACATCCACGGCGATTTTTACGATCTTGTCGTCTGCTAGCCGAGCTTGCATCTTCGAGAGCAGGCGATTCGCTTCTTCCTGCAGCCGTTCGAGTTCGCGGCGTTTGGTCAGGATCTTCTGGCCGGCAATCCTGCCCACTTCGGCAGCCGCCTTCTCGATCGCCGCGGCGATCTCCTCCGGCTTCACGTCCACACCTTCGAATCCGATCGCATTGATCTTGGCAATGATTTTCACGGCATCCTCCAGGGCGGTGCGGAGCTGCTGAATGGTTCGTGCCTGCTGCGGATCCACTTTGGTGGAGACGGTCTTCCCGGGTGATGGCGGCGCGGGCTGTGCTCTCTCTGCCGCTTTCAACTTCATGTGCAGCTCGCGGATCTCGCGCCGGAATTCCGCCTCGGTGCGGGCTTTGTCTTCCGCCTCTTTTGGGAGATCAGCCAGCTTGGGCAGTAGCAGCTTTACTTTCTCCGGCGCCGGCGGAGGCTCGGCCGAATACTTTCCCGAGCCTGCGGTCGGATGCGTGGTCTCGATTGCCCCAATTTTCACGAGCAGGCGCGTCTTTGATATCGCGCGGCCGAGAGCCCAGAAATGGCCTGGCGCTATGGTTTTCATCTGCTCATTGAAGGCAGCCTGGTCGCGCGGGACGATGCCCAGCGCTTTATGGGCGCGCTGGAGATCGATGTCGAGAAATGTGGGACCAACCAGGACGTTGGTTAGCTCAGATGCGCCGCTCTTGTCGAGCTTGGCCAGCCGCTGCGTCGCGTAGATGGCGCAGAAGCCGTACTTGCGGCCATCCGCTGCGAGCGAGAGCATCATCTCTTTCGCTTCGGACTCGCCCTCACCTTTTTCCGGCATGAACTTGTGCGCCTCGTCGACGACGAACAGAACCGGATGCCAGAGACGTTTCGGCGAGTTCATGACAGCCGTCAGGAATTTCTGCACCCACAGATGCCGCTCATGCGGCTTGAGCGAATAGAGATCGCAGACAGCCGAGGCGCGCAGCTCTAGAAGCTTTTCCGCCACCAGTCCCGCCGAGCGCAGATCCGCCGGCGTCTCGCCATGTTCGCCTACCAGCACGAAGCCAAACTTCTCGCGCAGCGTAGCGAACTCGCCGGCGACGTCGATGACGATTTCCTGCACCTTGCCGAAGCCCTGCTCCAATAGCCGGCGCAGTAGAAACGATTTGCCGCCTCCGGAGTTGGCAGTGATAAGCAAACGTGAGACGAGCAGCTCCGCGATATCGAAGCCAACATTCTTTCCAGCGGCTTTGCCGATGACGATCTTGCTCACAGCCACCCTCTTTTCGCGGTGGGATCCGGAGGCGGCGCCGGTGGCAGCTCTGGCGGTTTATCCCCCTCTTCCACCAGAAGCGGCAAGATGATACGTAAGCAGTTCACTTGCTGCTGGCAGATTCGCAATTCGCGAAGCTTCTGCTCTAAGACCTGCTGGATATCTTTACTCACGCGACATCCGTCCATTCCGCCCGCAGCGATCGATCGATCTGCTCCGCCAGTGGCCGCGCCTCGATATAGGCTTTCTCGACACAAACCGGGTTCGAGCAGACGTCGTCCAGTAGCCAGGCGCAGGGGACCAAGCGAGTCTTCACCCCCTCAGGGATGAGCTGAATTCCCGCGCCCAGGATGTGGCTCTCGGCATACTCTGTGATCTCGGTGATCATGCACGGCTTGTCTTCCGTGCAGTGACAGAATTTGCAAACGTATTTCATGCCAGCTTCCCTCCGAGTGCCACCTGGTTCTCCGCGAAGAGAGGCCCTTTAACGGTTTTGCGGCGTCGGGCCGCTTTAAACCATTTCAGCATCGTGCCACCGTTGGCCATAATCATTTTTCTCCGCGCGGCCTGTAATCCTTCGATCAGATCAGGCGGTATGTGTTGGGCATCGGCTTCGGCTAGTTCGAGGAATGGATTGAGATCGATCTCGGACATCCAACCTTCACGGAAGAGCTCAATGGCGAATGACGCAAAACCTTTCGCCGTGATTCGAAGACATAGGATCTCGTCCGGGTCTGTGTCGTCTACGACGGCTTTTCTCATGCGAGCATCCTCCGATACAACTCTTTCCCGCGACGCGTCGAAATTCCAGCGCGCTCGCAGGCTATGCGGAATAACGCCACCTGGTGGCTTTCGGCGTCCGCTGCTTCGGCTGATCCTACACCGGCCTCGCGCATCAAGTCGATTTCTCTTTGCAGTTTGCGCCAGTCCCGTTCGTCGAAGTCCTGCTGGGTATAGTTCTGGGGAGGGCGGCGCTCTTCCGCCCCCGTTCTTTTAGCTTTAGATCTTCTTGCTTCTTCCTTATTGCGGGTGCGATTTTGTCTGACGGTGAGGCATTTTTTGTCCGACGGACCCCCTTTTTCTTCCACAGATTGTGGAAGATTGAAGTGGAAAACATATTGTGCCGGCCCGACCTTGCCGCTAGCGACGGCGCGAATCTGCCCCGAGTGAAGTAGGCCCCAATCCCGAAACCTGGCGACCACGCGACCGACGGTCCGCACCGTTACATTGCAACTGGCGGCGATTGTAGACTGCTCCGGCCAGCAGCGGTCGGCGCTCAGTCTGCGATGCGCCAGCAGGTAATACATGACGGCCGTGTGCAATGCCTTCCATTCAGGGGCGTGCTGCCGCGCCAGGCGGGCGACAATTTTTACCTCGAGAGCTCCAAGCATGACTTCGCGAACCTTAGCCTGCAGCTGGCTTTCCTCAGCCTGTGAATATCGGTGGAAGGCTGTGCACACACTAGGAAAAGTCCCATCCGCCCAAGTTTTACGCGGGATTCACAAGCGTGCACAGGATTTCAACCGCGCCACTATTGACCGTTCCGCAGACAGAGTTGTAAAACCGATCCCGTGAGAGGCAGTTCTCAGTTGTCGATTCTCCTGTGCTGGCTGTTGTGGGTTGCGCTGCCGGCGGGCTTCTTCGCCTACCGCGCCTGGCGCCTGTGGAAGCGAGGCTGGAGGATCTATATCCGGGCCCATGACGTCCAGGCCAATGAGTTGAACCGAGATCTGAGAGCTGCCTCTCCGAATCCCAACACACGGAAAGGAGGATGGTGAGTGCAAGTTCGAAAGTAAGTAACAGTTTTCCCGTTGCAAAAGCGCCAGAGTCACGGGCGGGAGAGTGCCATCCAAAGGGAAGCCTGCTGGTGGCTCTGGTGTTTATTGAATGAAACGGCGAGTACAATCGCGGTTGTAAGCCAATCTGTTCTGTGGGAGGACCCCAACCATGCCTGAAGCGACGAAGACGAAAGTGTCCACCAACATGTCCGAACTCACCAAGGAAGTCATCGGAGAGCTCTATATCGTAAGCATCGGAAATCCGGAGACGCGAAAGATGCATACCCGCCTCGCCGAGGCTCGTTCCGGTCCTACGCCAGTGGCGCCGTCGGTGCATGACGCCGAACTCGACTTCAAGTGCTGGTATTCGGGGTTGCAGTCGCTCGCGCACGCTATCGATCCGGGCGTCGATTTACCGCCAACCCAAAATATGGTCGGCTTCATCACCCAGAACTTCGAGCGCGTGAAAAGCTCAATCGCCGCCTAGAAGGGGCAAAGTTGTTGCACATCGACGAGGGGGAATGGGCTGCCAGGATGTTCCGCGCGGCCCATTTTCAACTTTGGAGAAAGGGGCGGTATGAGCATTGGACGGCGCGGTTTTCTGACCAAGATTTTCGGGGCCGGGGCGACCGTGACCGCTCTGCATGCCATCGCGCCTCTAGCCTTCAAGGATTTGAAAAGCGTCGAAGTTCGGCGAGATCGGCAATATATCTTCCGTCTCCCAGGACTTGTTTCGCAAGAGCACCTTGCAAACGTCGCGAAGCAGCTCGAGGAGCGAGGCCTGAATGCCATCGTCATCGATAGCAACGTAGAGATCTTCGAGCTCAATGGGTAAGCCAGGAAGGGAAACAATGCCATCACCCATCATGAAATACTTCGCCTACGGTCACCTTCCGGAGAAGCTCATGGAAACCTCGAGAGCCATCTACGAACTGGCGGCAAAAATGGAAACCGATATCCCGGACAGCGCGGAAAAGTCTGCTGGCCTGAGAAAACTGTTGGAAGCCAAAGATTGTTTTGTGAGAGCGGCTCTACCGCCGGAATAGGAGCACCAATGCAAGATAGGAAGTTCGAAGAGCTAGAAGATAGAGCGTCAGCGTCAGAGCACATGGACTCATTGCGCCAGCTCGAGGCGCGCGGTCGCGTCCACAAAGAAATCGAGGCGATGAAGGCGGAAGGGAAAGCTCTAGAGCTCTCCGACGAGGAAGAGAAGATGCTTCATTCGTTCCGACGCTTCAAACTCCGCATGAAGAAGAGAGTCGAGACCTTCACCTGGCAAACTCGCGTACCGGACGGCGTCGAACTCGCCAAAGAGTCTGGCTTGATCGCGCATCCAGACGAGGTAAATCCTCTCGCTATTTGAGTGCCTCAGCCGCCGAGTGTTGCGGGAGCTTTTCCTGCTTGGCCCACCTAGCTTTGACGGCTTTCCGAGCCGCCTCTGCGCGTTCTTCCGGAGTGCGATTTCGGGCTGTAGCTTTCCCGCCTTTACGTCCAAGTGAGACTGCGGCTGCATTCTTCTGTGCCATGGGAGCAGTTTTACCATGAGGATCTACGTGCCTTATACGGACCGCTGCGAACTCCATGAAAACACGCCAAATAGAGTTGATCTTTTTCCTTGACATTACACAGCGCTGCGTATAGAGTGACAACATGGACGAAGAACTTAAGCAAGCACTGGAAGGCATGGAAGCCCGGCTCTTAGACCGTATCGAAGCCACCGAAACGAGACTTCTGAAAGCCTATATGGGTTGGGGCCAATCGGTGGATCTGAAGTTGAAGACGGTCCCGCTGATCGAGGCGCGGATGAACGTCGCGGAAGAACGGATCACTGAGCTGGAACGCAAGAATCTGCAACGGGGTTTGTAGCACGTTAGTTTGTTGACAGGGATCAGGCGGTAACAGATGATCCCAAACAGTAAAACGGGCCGAAACGGGTGTTCAGACCCGCTCCAGCCCTAACCAGATCGCCTTTACAGGAGGCAACATGGCTGCAAATACGGTATCAGTCTCTCGCCCATTCCCCAGTACCTACACCGGAACCTTCCTCGAAACCCTAATCGGGCAGGTCGAAAAAGCCGAACAAAAGAACCCTGATCATGCAACCGCGCGTGCGTGGTATGTGGGTATGGCGCAAGAGGCCGGGTATATCGCGATGGGCAAAGCCTTCACGTGTGCGTGGTATGAGGGTATGGAACTAGAGGCCAAGCGTTTCGCCGATCGCGCGTAAAAATCAGAAGTGGCAACAAGGAAGCGGTGACCAAAATGAAAACCTTATTCGCAGTCCTGATCTTATCCTTATCTTCCGCCATGTCGTTCGGGCAGACCGATTGCAACTCCACACCTGACCATACCAAGTGCACCGATCAACAGACGGGGCACTCGATCGAAACCATCTGCACCGGGGAGTCATGTCATACGCGGGACTACTACGGGGAAGGTATCTCAGGCCACGACTACCGCGCATGTTGGAAAGCCATCCACGTCTTGAAACACGAACATACCGACGTGGCCCAGGCGAAAGTGAACGATCTCTGCGCGGGCATGCACAAAGCGGAAAAGTGGATTACAGCTGATGCTCCGCCGACTGTAGCTCCCGCGGTTGAGGAACCGAAAGCGACTCCGAACCCACAGCAAGAGGTTGAAGCGAAGAAGCAACTGGAAGCGATCCGGGTCCTCCCTTGCCGGATCTGGGCTGACTATGCGGACGCGTACGGCAGGTGTGTCGCGAGCCTCCCACCGACCGAATCGAAGACCCGAGTCGAAGTAAAGCAATGAACCCCTTTTACGACTACTTTGGACCGCGGCTAGGTTGTCGTTTGCCCCCTGAAGGGCATCATCTTCCGGATCTCGGCCAGCTCGGCAGCGTGCTTCGCTACATCGTCCTGGTGCTCTTTCCCGATGCACTCCAATATCTCCGTGCGCAGCTGAACGACGAGTGTCTCGGCCCGTCCGCAGGCCTTGAGCGAAGTCATGTAATTGCCCTGTTCCATCGCTCCCAGAATGACCTGCAGCTCATTGGCCATCTTGTGCGCGAGCGGCGCCACTTTCTTGCTCATTGATCCCATCCGGCTGTCTTTGGGCTACCTTAAGTAACTAGATCAATACTACCGCCGAGCCTTACTCTCACCCTGAACCCCACGTTTCCGTTTCAGCGTCCGCCCGTGCGCGCCTGCGGTGCCCCCCAAAGCCTCCCTCTATGAATATCTACGTTTATTCGGCTGCGGTTAATCCCGCGATCGACAAGCCTCTGTGTCGCCAACCTCGCTCCTACATTCAAAATCTTCTCGACACCAATGCCGCGTTCCAGGTGGACATGTTCGACTTAAAGGCTGGGGTCCAGCTTCGTCCGAGCGCTCCACACCCGCGAGAACTCGAAAATGCCTGTATGAATGACGCCGTGACAACACTAGGCGGGAGCAATCTTCTTCCGTTTTCTCGCGGAGCTCAAGGCAAGATCGGCAAACCCGATCCGATCAACTATCCGATACCAGCATGCGGCGCGCACAATCGGCCGCTCTGGTGCAGTGATATCAATTTCGTGCCGGAACTAGAGGCGGTCGAGGCGAGAGCATGAAAGACACTAGCGTGGAATTCAATTCCGACCCGATCCCCGCGAGCTGGCGCAAAGCCTACGAGACTCGTCCCATCGAAAAGCTGCCGGGCGATATGCTCAAGGCCTGCGATGCGCTGCGGGCGCAGGGGCGAGAGATCAACAGTCTTCGCAGCCAGGTCCTCCGCTACAAGGTAAAAAACTTTGTGCTCGTGGGACTTGTCGGCGGCGCCGCAGCTGAGGGAGTCAAAACCCTGGTCATTCTCCTCTTCAAACATTGGGCGCATTGAAACGGATGCGAGACTGGCGATGGTACTGGTGGAAATTCGTGCACAACACCTTGATTCATCCGATGTTGGCATTCCCTTATGAACCGACATGGGTACAGCGGGCACACGATTGGACCGCGAAACGCTGCATAGGCGGCGGTTAATGGGCAGTCGGTTAACTTCGACACGAGCAAGCCTGATATCGGGCAGGGCCCCCGAAGACACTTTCTCGAAGCGGCGAAGTCTAGAATAAAAAACTTTGTTATGCCTCAGCCTGAAATCCCGAATGCTTTCTCTGACCCGTTACTGAAGCTCAATCATTCCGAAGAGTCCGCCACTTCCCCAGAGGAAATGGAATTCGCGCTGGGCAGGCAGATGATGGCAGCGGAGCGAGCGATCAGAAACGCACTGTTTATAGGGCCACTTGCAGTTATAGTCATCCTAATGGGCCTTTTATGCGCAGTCGTGAAATGAGGAACTGTAAACAAGTGGATCCCACATATACCGCCGTTGTGACGCCGCGCAATGCCGACCCTGCGGACGAGGGCTTAACTATGGAGATCAGGTTTGCCGCTTCCAATCAGGCACAGGCAAAAAGACGCATCGCCCGCTACATGGCAGTTCATCTCGTCTCCGGGCCGAGCAAGGTTAAGCTCCCGAAGGGTTTTCTAACAGTCGATCAGGTTTGCGCCGCGGCAGACATGGTCGCTCTGGTCTATGCCACAGACGAGCTGCTCCCCGAAATCGAGGAACTGTAAGAAAGGCCATGATAATCACTTTCGAAATCGTCCACGCCACAGATAAAGACAAACTGCTGCTTCGACTTCGGGAGCTCGCCGAGGTGGTCGATATCTCGAATATTTCTTATGACAAATGGCGCGAAGTTGGATTCGCAAATGAGCTGATCACGTCTGGTTTTGACGCCGAACGATTGATTGAAGAGCGCCCTGTTCTCGAACAAAAGCCACGCGAACCGCACGTCTGGCCACGGGTTCAACAGAGCTAATCTGTGCGCAAATGCGCTGTATTCCTTGCCGGTTCTCAGCAAAAACCGTTTTTGCCGTTTCATATCACCTGAAATGAAAGATCAGCAACTTACGAGCTTAAAGTACTACTTGATCAACAGTGAATCTGGCTTTATACGCAAGGGTTTCCAAAGCTCACACCCATCAGGACCCGGAAGCTCAGCTCCAACCGCTTCGCGCTATGTGCGCAAGTCGCGGCTGGGTGATAGCCAAGGAATATGTCGATCACGGCTGGAGCGGAGCCAAAGAATCAAGACCAGCGCTCGATTCAATGATGGCGGATGCCCAGCGTGGCTTTAAGGACTTCGAGGCTGTCGCGGTCTGGAAATTTGACCGTTTCGCTCGTTCTACCAAGCATCTCCTCAAAGCGCTCGAAACCTTCCAGGGACTCGGAATTGCCTTCATCTCTCTCACCGAATCCGTCGACACCAGCACTCCCTACGGCAAGTTGGTTTTTACCATCCTCGGCGCCGTCGCAGAGCTCGAACGCAGTCTTATCGCTGAACGCATCAAGAACGGAATGAAGAAATCGGGCGCGAAAAAGCCCGGACGGAAGATCGGAAAATGCGGTCCTTCGAAGTCAACGCTGTGGAGACAGTCAAAACTGAATTCGTTGTGATCCCGTGGATCGATAGACGTCCAACGGAGCCGTGGCAGGAACAATCGATGGCAAGTAGCGCCATCATCATCTGCCCAGACCTTTTTGTTGCGCAACTTCCGCAGATGGGTCCATCTCGCCGCCGAGCTCCTCGTCGCGCTCATGCATCGCGGCGCCACGCGTACAAGCAAACCTCGATGTGTCGAGCATGCCTCGACGGCAAGCATGCGACCTGCGTTTCGGCCGAGTGCAACTGTATCCATCGAGTAAACCATTGGATTTGGAGCACAAATTGAGAATCGGACCCAGCAACTTCCGTAAGCACGTAGTGATCACGTGTATCCCGCTTGTCGGCCGTCGTGCTGTACGCCGCCGCGTCGCACCTGCAGGGCAGCTGATTACGCCGGAAGGTCTTGACGGCATCCTCGAGCAGGAAGCCGGAATCGTAGAGCGGTTCTTTCCTGGCGCGGAGTTTCGCCTGGTCGAGTTGCGCGATGGCAATTTCAATTTCATTCAGCTGACGCCAGCCGAGATACCAGCGGCCGATGGCGCCGCGGCCAGTGCGCTGCAGCATGTAGAGCAAAGCGAACATGCCAGTTAGAGCATTTCGTCCTTACGCCGTTGATCATGTGGTGCGTCGTCACGTGATCGATGTGCAGCGATCCAATGATCCGATTCGAAAGCTGTACCAGACAAAGATCTGGCGAGCCGTTCGCCGGATAGTGTTGGCACGCGACCCGATGTGCATGATGTGCACCGAGCGAGATCGGCTTTCGCCTGGGGATCAACTCATCATTGAGCTCAGCACAGTAGTCCACCACGTGATCCCAGCGCGCAAGTACATCGACCAGCACGGCGGCGATGAGAGCGTGTTCTATGACGACACTAACCTTGAGGGCGTCTGCAAGCCTTGCCATGATGCCCATACTGCAAAAGAAGTCGGCTTTGCCCCGCGGGTTAGCAATGGTGCTTAAACCCAATGGAATCTATAGGGGGTAGGGGGTTCAATCTCTAGGCTCGGCGCCTCCAAAACCGCTCGCCGGGTTTTTGCGTGCGTCTCCCGTTCGCAAGATTTTGGGCATTTTTAAATTTTTGATGATTTATGCCGCAACGAAGAGTTTCAACCAAAGCTTTGAAAGCGCGCGGAGCTTTTCTCCGCCATCCCGAACGTGCGCGAGCGCGAGCTCGTGAGCCGAAGTACACAGGACCTCTTGGCGCTCCACCAGAAAAGATGTCTATCGCTCGCAAGGCATTGTGGGCCGAACTTTCCGCCATTGTTCCTGAAGGCGTTCCCGAAAAATCCGATCGCTGGATGTTCGAGGTGCTGGTTTGTCTGATGGAAGACTTCCGAAAAGGAATAGCGCGCGGCGGGGACGTAAGCCAGCTGCTAAACCTGCTCGCAAAGTTAGGAATGACGCCGTCCGATCGAAGCCGCGTCACACCAAACGCGCCGCCATCTCCGCAGAAAGACAAGTGGGCAGAATTCGCGCAGCCTGCGAAGACGCAGTAGAAACAGATGCTTCGCCACATGTCACTTCATCGCATCGCTACATCGCTGCTGTTCTTGACGGGAGCATTCCTTCCTGCAAGTGGGTGCGTCTCGCCTGCGAACGTCAGCTCCGCGATCTCAAGCAATCTGAAGACGAAGCTTTTCCGTATCGATTCGACAACGCTGCAGCAGAGAAGGTTTGCAGATTCGTTGAACTCAGTCCACACATTAAAGGTAAGCGGTTTGCCGGCCAGCTCATCCATCTCGAAGACTGGCAATGCTTCATTCTCACCACGGTTTTCGGATGGCTCCACAAATTCACCAAGCTCCGTCGTTTCCGCCGGGCTTATTCGGAGATCGCGAAGGGAAACGGGAAATCCGCACTCACGTCGGCCGTATCGAACTACATGGCCTTTGCAGAAGGCGAGCCCGGGGCTGAGGTCTACTCGGCAGCGACCAATCGAGACCAGGCTAAGGTGGTCTGGTCCGTATCCCACGCCATGCTTCGTGCGATGCCGGACTTCTGCGAACGCGCCGGCGTCCATCCAGCTGCGCACTCGATCGATCAGATTGCCACAAACTCTTTCTTCCGCGCGCTCAGTCAAGATGCCAACTCAGCCGAAGGGAAGATCCCCTATTTCGTCTGCGTCGACGAGCTCCACGCCCATCCTACCCGCGACCTCTACGACAACCTCGACACTGCGAATGGCAAGCGCGACGGATCTCTGCTCTGGGCAATCACCACGGCCGGCAGCGATCGCGCCGGGATCTGCTACGAGGTCCGCAGCTACATCCTCAAGATTCTTGAATGCGTCGTACAGGACGACTCTGTCTTTGGAATCGTTTACACCATCGACGATGAGGACGAATGGTTCGCGGGCCCGGAAGTGTGGCGCAAAGCGAATCCGAACTGGGGCATCTCCGTCGACCCCTTCGAAATCGGAACGAAGATCCAGCGCGCGCTTCAGGTCAGCAGCTCTCAGCCTACGATCCAGACCAAGCACCTTAATAAATGGGTCAATGCCGATCACGCATGGATGGACATGCAGCGCTGGGCGAAATGCGCAGACGCTGCGCTCGAGGAAACCGCTTTCTCCGGGAAGCAGTCCATCCTCGGTCTCGATCTTGCTTCCAAGCTCGATCTCCTCGCCAAGCTCAAACTGTTCTGGAAAGACATTCCGCTCACCGTCGCAACTGAATCGTGCGGGCAGGGCCAGTGCGACGCGAAAGATTGCAAGAATGTCGCCCTTCTTTTTCGCACCAGCAACGCAAAACACATCTGCGAGACTCACCGCAACCGGATCCTCGAGCACAAAACCTCGAAGCGTCATTACTACGCCTTTGGTGATTACTGGACTCCCGAGGAACGAGTCGAAAAGTCCGCGAATTCGCAATATAAGGGATGGGTCATCGATGAACACCTTCACACCTGCCCGGGCGAGACAAATGATTACGACATAGTAGAGGACTCGATCCGCGCCGACTGCCGAGAGTTCGAGGTTCTCGAAGTTGCACACGATCAGTACCAGGCCGTGACCCTCGTGAATCACCTGGGACCCGAGGGAATCGTGATGGTCGAGGTCCCGCAGCTTCCGAAGTACCTTTCGGAACCGATGAAGGAACTCGAGGCCGCAGTCTATGACGGCCGCTTCCACTTCGACGGCGACCCGGTTCTTACCTGGGCGGTTTCAAACGTTGTCTGTCATCGCGATAAAAACGACAACTTGTTCCCGACAAAAGAGACTTACGACAAAAAGATCGATCCTGTGACGGCTCTTCTCACTGCGCTCAACCGCGTTATGGCCACACCCGACAGTGACGGCGGCGACGCGAAGTTTGTCTTTATCTAGGTCCTCTATGAACCGATTCACCACGATTTCCGCTCTTCTCGGCTTTGGACTGCTCGTCGCCGGCGCGGGCTGGATCTATTGGCCCGCGGCGCCGATCGTTGCCGGAGTGCTTTTGCTTGTCGCCGCGCATGGTTCGATGCGCATGCCTACCGCACCTCACGAAAACTAAATGCCAAAAACCTTATCTGTACGCCGTGCGTTCAGCCAGTTCATCGGGAGCGCCGTTGGCTTTCGCGCCGATGCCGGGCTTGGAATTGTTGGCTCACCTTCGCCCGACTCCGATTACTGGTATCACGGTGTCGGGCAACGCAGCGCCGCCGGTCCTAATGTGTCCGCTGGTAGCGCTATTCGCCTGGCGGCCGTGTTTGCGTGTACCCGAGTTTGCGCGGAGACGCTCAGCTCGCTTCCGATTGCCATCTATCGCGAACTAAAGAGCGGAGGCCGCGAACCGGCGAAAGATCATCCAGCGCAGCAACTGTTTCTCGAACCAAATCCGTGGCAAACGGGCATGGAGTTTTTCGAGATGATGCAGGCCCACCTCGAACTCCGAGGCAATGCCTATGCGCTGAAAGTTACTGGCAACGGGCGGGCGATCGATCAGCTCATCCCGCTGCATCCGGATCGAGTACGGGTCTACTTATTGCCAGACAACCGGCTCCGCTATGAAGTGACGGCCTATTCCTCAGGGCAAATTGACCGTTACTCCCAGGATGAAATTCTGCATCTTCGCGGTTGGACCATGGACGGCATCATGGGCATGAGTACGATCAGTGCCGGCGCCGAAGTAATTGGCGTGGGACTCGCGCAACAGCAACATCGCGCCAGCTATTTCCGCAATAATGCCGTGCCGGGACTTGCTGTCGAGGGTCCCAAGGTAAATCCCGAGGCGGAGGAGTTAATGCGCAATTCCCTCTCCGAGGGATTCAACGGTGCGAACTCGTTCAAGGCGATGATCGTACCTCCGGGCAGGACGGTCAAAGTACTTGGGCTGACGAACAAAGATTCGCAGCTGATTGAGGCCTCCGGAGCCACACGCACGGAGATCGCGGGAATGTTTCGCGTCCCGCCACACAAGATCGGCGATCTCTCTAGAGGTACGTTTTCCAACATCGAGCAACAAAATATCGAGTTCGCAACCGACTGCATGCGGCCGCGCATCGTGAGATTCGAACGGCGGCTGGATCGCGACATCGTAGCGTCGCTCGGTGCGTACGAATCGGCATCTGGTGAGTATTTCGTCACCTTCGCCATGGACGCCCTCTTCCGCGGCGACATGAAGAGCCGATACGAGGCGTACCAGCTCGGATGTCAGACTTGGCTGATCCGCAATGAAGCGCGTGCTGCCGAGGGGTTAAACCCAATCGACGGATTCGACGAGCCGCTGGTGCCGGTCAACATGGAAACCGTCAGCCAGGCGCAGAAGCGGAGCGACGCAAATATCGCGGCGAAGACGTCTCCCGACGACACGCCGGACGATGCCGTGACGGAAAATAACATGGATGACGCCGGCGGATCGCCAGAAACGCCGGGACCTGTCGACACCATCGAGGACGAACAGAACGCGCGGCTAGTCGACACAAAACTCCGCGCGCTCGCGATTGCCTCTGCCAGCCGCATCGTGCGCAGAGAAGTGAAAGGGCTGACACGTCTTCTCGATCGCGGGCTTGGCTCGAATGATCACAACCAGGAGCAGCTGAATCGCGAGGTCATGCAGTTTTACGAGCTGCTGGCTCCAGTCATCGCCGATGCCATGGTGCTCCCATTGGCTAGGGCCACAGATTATTGCCGAGGGCATGCTGGGCTGATTACGGGCGCAAAAACGGGCGCCATCCCGATGCTCATCGACGTTTTTGAAGAAGAAGAACCCGCCGCCCTGGCCGATCTAGTGATGGGCGAACGGCGAGAGACAAAAAAACCGAAATCCGAAAGAGGAGTCCTGATCTCATGAAATACGCACGCATTGTTGCCGAATTCTACCGAACCGAGTGGGCTCTCCGCGAAGAAACATGTTTCGCAATGCAAGAACTTATCCGGCTGCAGGCCTTCGAAGGCCTGAAGTGGACGGCTGAGGAAATTCGCGAACGCATCGAAGCGGCCAATTCCGCTAATGGATACGCGCAGGAACATGTGCTTGGCCCTTACTTCGTCGCGGGCGAAGGTCTCTGCACATCGATGCAGGCAGCCAACGGCAAGCGCGCTTCGGCGGCGCCCGGGAGCGTGGCCGTCATTCCCGTGTACGGAATTATTTCCCAGCGCATGAACATGATGTCCCAGATCTCCGGCGCCGGCGGAACCTCGATCGAGAAACTGACCGCACAATTTCGCCAGGCCCTCGGGGATACGAACTGCAAAGCCATCGTGTTCGATGTGGATTCACCCGGGGGAAGCGTCAACGGCGTAATGGAGCTGGCTACCGAGATCTTCAACGCTCGCGCCCAGAAGCCGATTACCGCGGTCGTGAACTCCATGGCTTGTAGCGCAGCCTATTGGTTGGCCTCGGCGGCGAGCGACGTCGTCTGCAGCCCTAGCGGGCAGGCCGGATCGATCGGCGTTTTCATGATTCACCAGGACGCCTCCGAGGCCTATGCCAAAGAGGGAATCAAGAACACGATCATCAAGGCTGGGAAGTACAAGACCGAAGGCAACCCGTATGAGCCTTTGTCCGACGACGCGCGAGCGGCTCTGCTCTCGAGTGTGGAGGGCTATTACAGCATGTTCGTGAAAGCCGTGGCGCAAAACCGCGGAGCCACACAGGCGGCAGTTCGCGACGGCTTTGGCCAGGGCCGCAGTGTGCTCGCAACCGATGCGGTGAAACAGGACCTCGTCGACCGCGTGGGAACCATGGATGATGTTCTCGGAAAATACGGCGTGAAACCGGGCTCCTCCTCCTCCTCGATGGCGGCGGCCGAGGTTCAGCCAGACCCCGAAACGGACGCGCCCGTTCCTACGAGTCGTGGAGAAAAACTCGCCGCTCGTATCAAAGCCGACGACGAGCTGGACGAAAATGACTCGCCATGCGGCTGTGATGCCCTCGGCGGGAAGAATTGCAAAGCCTGCCAGGCCTGCGAAAACGAAGACGCAGCGGACAAAGCTGACAACGAAATAGGCTGTGCCTGCGGCTGTGATGCCTGCAAGGCCTGCGAGGGTAAGGCGGAAGATATGGCTTCAGCTCGAGCACAGGCGGCCGTAAATATGGGCCGCCGGCGAAGACAGCTGCATCTTTTGTAATCGCCTGAACAATTCAATTTTTCAAGGCTCCGACTGCCGACGCAGCGGGGCTTTTCTATTGCAGCAAAACCGCGGCTTCCAATCCATCGATTGAACGGTCTCCGGCGCTCTACCGAACAAAATTCGCAAGGAGACATCCAATGAAAACGATAAGCATTGATGCCATCCGCCAGCGCAAGGTCGAAGTCGAGGCCAAAATCGCGGGCGTGATCGAAGCAAACCAGAAGCTGTATGACACTGCCAGCGCGGCAGGGCGCGATCTGACGGCGGACGAAGCCGGCCAGTTCGATGCCAACACTGCTTCCATGAAGCCCTTGAAGGCCGAACTGGGCCGCCAGGACTTTTTCCTCACCGAAATCGCGAGCAAACTCGAACGCGAGAGAAACACGCCCGGCGTTGTTGTCCTTCCGGACGGCAAAACCGCTGCGGACCCGAAAGCGCGCAAGGACGGTTTCCGTTCCTTTGGCGAGCATTTGCAGTCTGTGGCGATGGCGGGACGCGGCGCACGTCCGGATCCGCGCCTCATGTTCGGCGAACTCGACAGCCAGGGCAACTTCAAGGCTGCGGGCGGCTCCGATGGCGCCATGAACGAAGGCGTTCCTTCCGAGGGCGGGTTCCTGGTGGGTGCGGATTCGAGCGAGAAGATTTACCAACGCACCTATTCGACGGGCTCGATCGTCAGCAAGTGCCAACGTCAACCGATCAGCGCGGCTTCGAACCGCCTAAAGCTGAAAGTTGTCGACGAAGATTCACGTGCGGATGGCAGTCGTATGGGTGGAGTTTTGGCCTTCTGGCAGAACGAAGCAGATACGTTCCTGTCCAGCCGTCCGAAGTTTCGCCAGATCGAACTGGCCCTCAATAAGCTGACGGCCCTGGTTTACGCCACGGACGAACTGCTCGAGGATTCGGCCGCTTTGGAAGCTTGGATCATGAGCAACCTGCCGACCGAACTCAACTTCCGGTTGGAAGATGCGATCTTCAACGGAACCGGCGTCGGACAGCCCGATGGAATTCTAAATTCCCAGGCGCTGCTCTCGCTGACTCCGGGCAACACCGCCACCGTGGTCACTGCTACGGATGTTCTGGCGATGTGGTCGCGCTTCTGGCATCCAGGGCTGCAAGGCTCCATTGCCGGTATCTCCACCGAGAACCTCACTGCCGGCAGCGTGGGCGGACAGCCCGGCGCAGCCTGGTTCATCGATCAGAGCGTAATTCCTCAGCTCTTCTCGATGACTTTGGGCAGCGGAACCGCGGTAATTCTGCTCTATCATCCGCCCGGGTACATGGGCTTGCCTGGTCAGTACGGCCAGTTGCTCGGACTGCCGGTGATCCCGACCGAACACAATGCCGCGTTGGGCACGGTCGGCGACATCGTCCTCGCCGACATGTCGCAATATCTGCTCGCGGACAAGGGCGCGGTGCAAGCGGCCGCTTCCATGCATGTTCGTTTCGTCTATGACGAAATGACGTTCCGCTTCACTTACAGGGCAGACGGAGAGACCACCTGGAAAAAGCCTTTGACCCCGAAGAACGGCGGCAACACGCTCTCGCCGTTCCTCGCACTGGCCAGCGGCGCCAACCGGTAACTCATTCGTTCGTTTCCGTAGGGGGAGAAAGCATTCTCCCCCTATCTCACCTCACAAAAAATTTCAGATCCAAGGAGATCATCACCATGAACGGATTCAACGTTTCAGAAGCCGGGCACGTTGTACAGGTCATCATTCCCGCGAGCATCTCGGGTGGAGTGATTGGCCAGGCTTTCTCGATGGCCAACTACAAGCACGCCTCGATCATCATCTCGATCGGAGCGCAAGCTGCCCAGGCCACTAAAATTATTCTCAGCGTGGGCACCGCGACTGCCGCACAAGGCACAGCGGTCGCCAACGTAACCGCTATCCCCTTCAACCTCTACAAACAGGAAAGCGCAAGCGCCGACGTCCTCACCGCGATCAATAACATCGTGGCGGCGGGCTATCAGCCTTCTGCGACCGCCGACATCTTCTATGTCATCGAGATCGATGCCAACGAACTGGAAGCGACCCTGGCGGGAGCTTTGACCGGCACTGACGGTCAATTCAACTACCTGCAGCTTTCCATCACCAACGGAGCCAATGCTGACTTCGTTTCCGCTGTCGCAATTCTTTCCGGTTCGCGCTATGCCGAGGCACAAAGCCCCACGGCGATCGCGTAAGGAAAAGAAGCACCTTGGCGAATTGGCCTTCAGCTCCGCGGAGAACCTGCCCGGAGCTGGAGGCTGATCAGCTAAACGAAGAGAGGGTTTCCAAAAATGCTTATACGAATGATCGACGGCCGCGATGACGGCGAAGTGAAGGAATTTTCTTTCGACGATGCGCAGGCGCTGCTGAAAACCGGCAAGGCGCAACCCGTCAATTTCAACGAAGCGGATCCTCTTGCGAAACGCATCGAGGTCGCGGAAGTCCCGACAGATCGAGTCGAGCCCGTGGTAGTGGCGCGGGCGGCGGAGCCTGTTGCGAAGTTTCTGGCAAAAAAGCGCTTCGGACGGACGTAAGCTGAAGCTAAGTTGGGCCTGGCCAAGATGTTCAACAGAACCTACCAGCTGCGAGCACTTAAGCAGGGTAAAGAAGAGGCGCGCGATGCCAGTCTATGTTTGCCCTGGGCGGGAATTTTCCGTCCGCGCGAGGCCTGGCGATCGCTGGTCGTCGTGGCCGCGGCGGCGGAGAAGGTGGAGTCTCGGCAAACCTTCTATCGTCCGAAAAAGACACTTCGTGCTGGGAAAAAGAAACGCAGTAATCGGCTGCAGGGCACGCAACTGGATCTGTTTCCCGACAATGGTGCTCAAGAATTTACAGGGGCGTCAAATTTTTACAGGCCGGTGAAGAATTTCACGCCGGATCCCAGCCGTCCCTTGCTCGATGTGTTCCCCGAGGCCTACCCAGAAATCAAATAAAAGTTTCGCCATAGAGACGCGGAGGCAGGGAGAGCGGCGACAGCTTCTCATCCCTCACTGCCTCCACGTGTCCGTGGCGAAGCATCTGCCGTTAACAGCCAAAACAAAATATGAATTCCATCGTCCGCACCGCCACCATCTCCGCTGAGCCCGTCTCGCTCGCCTCCATGAAGAACTGGCTGCGCGTGCCGATTACGGTCACGAATGACGACGTCGATATCGCCGACCTCATCACGGAAGCGCGCACGCATTGCGAGCTGCTGACGAACTGCGCTCTGGTGCGCTCGACCTTCGTGCAATATCTCGATCACTTTCCAGGCTCGGGAAGCCGCGAATACGATTCTTTCGGGAATGGCGGCATTCGGGGCTCTGGTCACGATGGCTATGGAACGGACAGTCATCATCGCTGGCATGGCGAGATTAAGATCAAACGGCCGCCGCTCGTCTCCGTCGAGAGCATCTGGTTTATCGGCACCGACGGGCGCCCTTATACCCTGAATCCCGGGCAGGATTTTATCGTCGACGTTGCGAGTCAGCCTGGACGGATCCGGCCGATTCCTTTCACGGTATGGCCGCTGACGCTTCATGTACCAGCTGCGATCGCCATTCGTCTCACCGCCGGCTATGCTCCAAACAGCGACGGCGTTCTGGCGGGCCAGACGGCGATCAGTGAGCCGGAAACCGCGACCTCGGCGCTCAACCAGACGTGGGAACCTTCGCAGACCGTTCCGCAGTATGCCTTCCAGGTCGACGAAAACAACAATATCTGGATTCAGACGACGAGCCCGAGCGGAGTTACGGGGTCCGGAGCTCGGCCGAATTTCGAAGCCGTGGCGATCGGTGGAACTCTCGCGGGAGATGGCACGGCAAACTGGTCGAATTGCGGTCCATTGCGAGGCTTTTGGACGCCCGGCACTCCCTATGTGGGTTTGAAGCAGTGCGTCATTCTCGATTTCAACAGCAACCTGCAGCTCTTGAACGTTGCTTCGCTGATTAGTCAGACGAACGCTCCCTACTCGCTGCAGCTTGTGGGCATGGAGCCGCTGCCCTGGTCGACGATGCTCGCCGGCCTCACCGCGGATAACGGCGTCGCCGCAGCCTGGCTCTGTCTCGGACCTTACAAAGGCCTCGGCAACAGCGGGCTCGTGAGTCCAAATTCCCCCGAGCAGCAAGCCGCCGTCACCGTCGATTGGACGCTGCCCAAAACCGTGAGCCGGGCGATCAAGGTCCTGGTTACGCACTGGTATCGCAACCGCGAGCCGGTGACGCAGGGCTCGGTCAGCAAGGTTCCTCTGCACGTCGAAGACATGCTCGGCTGCGTCACGATTCACGATTTCGCGCCAACGCCATAAAAACAAATGCCTCTGAAAACCATCAACGGCTATCAGCCGGTAGGCTCGCTCGATCGCCAGGTCGATATCTGGGACCAGCCGCCGAATCTGATGCCCGTGCTTGTTGTCGCCGGCGTCTGGGCGTCGATCGTCACCATTCCAAATACGACGCAGTCGCCGATATCGCCCGAGCTGGGTCAGAAGCAAGTTTGGCCGCGTCTGGTGGGCCAGGATGTCTCGCAGGTCGCGCACACCGTCACGATCGGCTACATGCCCGGCCTGCTGAGCCGGATGTTTCTCATCTACAACGATCCCGACAACGGCGCGCGCCGCTTCGATATCGATCACTTCGTGGATCCGGACGAGCACAAGATGGAGCTGAGAATTCTCGCCATCGAACGCAAGGACGGCTCGGATGTTTTCGATGCCATGCTGAACACGACGGCCGACATTATGACCCGCGACACCTCGGCTGGAGACGCGCGTGGCATGTCGAATCCCGCTTTTACGACCATCGCCACGGGCATCGCAGTTCGAGTAGCCGAGGGCAATGAAGTTCCGCGCGGCAAGGAGCTGCTGGCGAAGGCGAAGATTGCCGTCGCCTATCGCGAGGTCTTCATGCGTCCCTGGTATCTCGATCAATCGCCCGATGGCTCATCCTTTCCTTTTTGGGTCTCGGGCGGGACGACTTACAACACCATGCCGCTGACGCACGATCACTGGATGCTGATCCCGTCCGCGACGGCAAAGAACGCGAACAACCAGGCGACGCCGGGCGCGATGTACGACATCTTCGACATCGACGATCCCGGAAAGACCCATCATCACCTCGAAATCTGGAGCCGCCTGGTCCTTGTCTAGATGGCGTCTAGATGGCAACCAAACTCAAGTCGAGCAACACGGTCAGCGCCACATACGTGATCAACCTGCGCACGACCGAAGCCATGTTCAACATGAATGAGGCCCTTCTCGCGGCAACGCAAGACGTCTTCGCCGAGATCAAGGTCACGGCCGCGGAGCGATCGCCCGTGCTCGACAAGGAGACTTCGGAGAGGTATCCGGGCGAAAACCGGGATTCCATCACCGTCAGTGCCACCCAGGTGAAAAAAGGCGTGAAAGCGAAACTGGCTACCCATTCCGGCTATGGCGGATGGCTTGAAACCGGCACGGTGAAGATGGCCGCCAGGCCTTACATTTTTCCGGCTTTCGAGGAGCACATCGGCGAACTGCCCGACGCGGTGAAAGAGCGGCTCGAGGAACTAGACCAATGAGCGATTCGCGATTTTACGTTCGACTCCCTTATGTCTGTCCCCAGAGTGGGATGGAACTTCTTTGGGAGAAATGGCCCGATCGCCCCGACAGCATGTGGCTTCGGCACCTTGGTCCTGCGAGCTGCTCTTTGTCGGGCAAGAAATTCTATGCGCCCGTACAGCAACTCACGGAAGTCCCGTTTGACTTCGAGAACTTCTTCCCCGCGCCGAAAGCGAGCAAACGCAAGGTGAAGCAACGTGGTTGATGCCGGGGTTCTGGTCCGCGAGTACTTGCTCGGCCAGGCGGAAGTGACGGCGCTATTCGGGACCAATGCCAATGGTTCGATTTATGTCGCCTATGATCTGCCGGAACATTTCAGCCCGACTCTTGGGCCGGCGATTCAGATGTTCCGCGCTGGCGGCCACTCGCACCCTGAAATCATGTCGCTGCTCGATGCGCGCGTGCAAATTCGCGCCTGGGCCGACGTCGAGGAATATACCGTGGCCTCGAAGCTCTACAGCGCGATCGCTGACGTCCTGCACGGACTGTGCGGCTATACGGTAGCGGACGGCACGATCGTTCGAGCAATCGAGGTCGACGGACCATTCGAGATGACCGATCCCGAGACCGGTTGGGTCGCTATGTACGCTTTTTATCAGGTCATGGCTCGACCAACCGCCGGCTCCAGTTTCGGACCGTCAGGCAGTGGACCGCAGCCCTATGTCGGCGTCTGGTATCAGGGCGACGGCGCACCAACCGAGCTCCAGACCGACGGCGACTTCTATCTCAACCTCACGACGGGCGATGTGTACTTACAGGTTTCCGGATCCTGGGGATCGCCGACCGGCAATATCGCGGGCGGGGAGTGGGGAACTTTCTAGTCTTTATTTTAATGAGTGCGATATGGCTGTGACGAATAAATTTAATCGCGGGCTGCAGGCCAATCTGCCCCTGTTCGGGGTCGATGGCAACTGGTACTTCTGTGAAGATACGGGGGCCCTGTTCTCGAGCGTAGGGACCACGCTGGTGCAGGTGTCCGCGAACCTTGCCGCTTACGCGACGCAAGCCCAAGTTGCCGCGGCCATTGCGGTTGAGACTTCGCGGGCCGAAGCGGCGGAATCTGCGGCCATCACAATCGCAGAGAATTTTGCAAGCACCGCTGTAGGCGTCGAGGCCGCTCGCGCGGAGACCGCGGAAGCTCTTCTTCAGCCGCTGTCCGCCAAAGGCCAACCCAACGGATACGCCCCACTGAACGGCGCGGGGCAGATCCCATCATCCGCGCTGCCGGCAATTGCGATCAGCGAAACTTACGTGGTGTCTTCGCAAGCGGCCATGCTTGCTTTGGCAGCGGATGTGGGAGACATTGCCGTCCGCACCGATCTCAGCGAATCGTTCATTCTGCAAAGCGAACCAGCCAGCACTCTGGCCAACTGGGTGCAGCTATTATTTCCGCCAGCGAACGTCCTATCCGTATTCGGACGCACGGGCGCGATCGGAGCACAGTCCGGCGATTACTCCGCGTTTTACGACGCGCTTGGTGCGGCTACTACGGCACAAAGCACCGCGGAAGCTTTTGCCACGAGCGCGGTCTCCACCGAGACTTCGAGAGCCGAAACTGCTGAGGCCGCTGCGATCTCGACAGCGGAAACCTTTGCCACTGCGGCTGTGGCCACAGAGGTCACGAATCGCAACGCGGCGATCACAACCGCGGTCGGTACAGAAACCACCAGAGCTGAAGCAGCGGAAGCGTTGCTCGTTCCTAAGACCACGACGGTCAACGGCAACGCCCTGTCCGGCAACATCGCTATTTCCGCTACCCAGATTACGACAGGCACGCTGCCGCATGCCCAGCTCCCCGCGCTCGTGAGCGGCGACATTCCAAACAACGCGGCGAATACAACTGGGACGGCAGCAGGGCTCACGGGCACGCCAAGCATCAGCATCACCAACCTCACGGTTACTGGCACGACTTCGTTCGCTGCTGGCTCGATTGCTTACGCGGCGCTGAGCGGCACGCCGTCGATTCCTACTTCGTTCGCTTGGAACGTAGAAGGCAACGCGACCGGAAATCTCACGCTTGCGAACGCCGGATACACGAGCACCTTCAATCAGACGAGCGCGGTTGCATGGCTCTGGGCCAACACGACAGCGGGCACCGCGAGCACGGTTAATGCTTCACCCTTGCTTGAACTGGCGGCTAATTACTACACAGGATCGGCATCCGCACAGGATACTTGGACAATAGGGAGTTCGTTGGCAGCGGGCACTAACGGCGCAAGCACCTTAACCATTGCTCACACGGGAAGCACTGGAACGGCTGCTGTCAGTCTGGGGACGACAGGTGTATTGAGTCTGGGCACTCTTGTGGTGGGCGCAACGACTACGCCTTCAACAATCTCAACCAGCGGCAACCATCTATATTTTACAGGTTCGTCGGGTTGGTATTTCAACACAGGTACCACCAGCGGGAACTTCAACATAGTGGCCGCAGCGGGACACCCTATAAACTTCAGCGCAGACAGCAGTCTGATTGGGATAGGTGCTGGTTCAGGAACTATCAATACAGGCATCACCGCCACTGCCGCTGGCGTAATAGCGATAGGCAACGGCACAGCAGGCGATTACACGGGCAGCTTGCAGCTCGGAGCAATCTCTCAGGTCAACGGCACGGTTGCTACTAGCAGCACTTCTAACGCTTCTCCGCTGCGCTCGCTTTCAGCTAACTATTGGACTGGCAGTGCGTCGGCTACCGACACTTGGACAGTTCAGTCGTCCTTAACTGCCGGTACGAACGGCGCAAGCACTTTGACATTTGCGCACAGCGGAACAAGCGGCGGTCTTCTTGTCGCCTTCGCTGGTGGCGCGACCTTAGCGGTAGGCTCGACAAGCGTAGGGCTTGCTTGCACAGGCGGCATCTATGCTGGGTTTTATGCTTGCAGTAACGGTACTAACTACAAGATTGGATTAGTTCCTAGTGTTCCGGCGCTGCGTCTGGCATCTGATACTCCGATTACTATTTCAAGCACGGTTGACGAGACTGGTACGGTAGACACTCGCATTTCCCGCGCCGCTGCTGGCGTGGTCGCCATCGGAACGACGGGAGCGGTTGGCGACGTCACAGGGGCCATATCGTTAACCAAGGTTCTCATGGTGGCCTCGTCCGCTGCTCCCACCAGTGCAGGCACAGCGGGCACCTTCGGGCAAATTATCGTATTCGGCGCCCTTCTCTACTTCTGCTCCGTCACCGGCGCGGCGGGATCAGCGACCTGGAACAAATTGAGCATGACCGCGGTCTAAAAGGAAAATTCATGAGCATCACCTTAACCACCCCAGTAGCGTTCACCATCCCAGGCGTCACCGAAACTGACACCATCGGAGCGGCAACCAGTCTATTGCAGGACTTCCAAGGCATGACCTACACCGCCGTTTATAAGATCGGCACTGCGCTTGCAGGGAGTCCGCTCGCCCTGAATCAAGGCCCCGTGGCTTTGGCAAACGGATACGTGCTCACGGTGATATTCAACCTCAGCACGGGCGTCTACACCTGGACATACGGACCTAACAGCGGTGGGGGCACCGTAAGCGGGGCAGCATTGACCGCTCTTCAAACGACATTTATAGCGAACAGAAACGCAATTGAGGCGGACGTTTCCGTAGCCGGCGGCCTCATGCCCGGAACACAAGTCAACTGGACCGCGCTGTAAAGAGATCAGCCACCCACAAATTCAGATCGTTGAAGGTCGGGATTTCTCCCGGCCTTTTTCATTGCCCAAAAGTTTTCGTCATTCCCCTCGGGGAGAAAAAGGAGAACTACCGCTATGCCCGCTCAACCTGATGTAACGCAAATCATCGCAGGCCCCGGACTGGTCTATATTGCCCCGTTGGGGACTGCGCTACCCGCCATGACTGCTCCGCTCGTCTGGCCCGCCGGCTGGTTCGCCGTCGGCGATACCGAAGCGGGCATCGACGCCACCTACACGCCCCACATCACCCCGCAATATGTGGACGAACAAGCAGCTGCCGTTTTTGACATCCTCGACAAAGAGGAATACTCCGTCTCGATGCAGTTGGCCGAAGTCTCGCTCACGAACCTCAACGTGGCCATCTCCGCCTCGAGCTATGTGCCGGGAGTAACTCCGGTGATCAGTGTCGGATCGCTGCCCTTGGTCTACTTCATGGTGGGCGTGGTCGGACCCTCGGTCGACACCTACACGAACCGCGTCATCATCATCCAGAAAGCGATCTCGATGGGCGCCGTTGCCGTCAAGATCACGCGCAAAAAGTATCAGACGTTTGCGGTGAAATTGGATGCCCGGCAACTTTCCGGCCAGCCCCTGTTCACGCAGACGGATATCGGAACCGGCTACGAAGCCAGCTAGTAGTCATTTCACAAACCCACAACCCAAGCACGAAATCTAAGTACGGAAGGCGACCAGCATGAAACCCCGCACCGAAGAAGAAATTCTTGCGCGCACTCCCTTGTCGGTGAAACTCGCCGACAAAGATTACGCGATCCCGCTCTTATCCGTCGGACCCCAGCGCGAGTGGCGAAAGAAACTATTCGCCGAACTCGTGCCCATTCTCGCAGCCTTCAACTTCAACGCTGACGGCAAGAGTATGGCCGCGGGCCTGACCGCCGCCCTTCTCACTTTCCCAGAAAAACTCTGTGATCTGGTTTTTGCCTATGCGCCAGATCTGCCGGAAGTCGAGATCCTCGCGAATGCCACGGAAGAGCAGGTCGCAACTGCCTTTTCGGCAATCTTTGCGGTCGCTTTCCCTTTCATCCCTCAGCTGGGGATGGTGACGACCATGCTGAGGGCGACGACGGCATCCTCGCCACAATAGGCGAGTTACACGAGCTTGCGCTCTCGGAGTGGCACCTTACTCCGCACCAGATCAACTATGAGTGGACAGAAGAGCAGTTGGCTCTGATGTTCAAGAAGCGGCACCACCGCCTGACTCGCCTGGCGGAAGAAATCGAAGCGCGGCGCTCAGGCGATCCCGGCCGCGCACCATCCCATTCCCCGACACCGCGGCGCGTATCGAACGATGCGTTCTTCGCACGCATCGCGGAGATGCGCGCCAAAGGCGGAGCTTGCGAAGTTTCCAAGACCTAACGTGAATTTATGGCCCAATCAGTAGGCGACGCAGTCCTAACGTTTCTCGGCGACACGACGAACCTCGACCAGGCCTTTGCCATAGTTGCGTCCGGAGCGGAAAAGTCGATGTCCGCGGCCGCAGACAGCGTGGGTCAGGTTAGCGATTCTCTTCACGACATCAGTTTCGAACTGGACGCCACGGCCTCCAATGCGGCCTATGCCGGCGGTGAGATCAAAGAGGCAATGAACAAGGCGGCGGTCGCGACGGGCGAGGCGCGCGGGGAAGCGATGCTGCTCGGCGAAGCCTTCGGCGTTCACCTACCACGCCACGTAACCTCATTTGTGGCCACACTTCCGGGCGTGGGCGAAGCACTCGAGGGCGCATTCGCGGCCACGGCGGTGCTGTTCCTCATCGACGCCCTGGTGAAAGGCTCTGAGAAACTTTCCCAGTGGGTTGCCAATACTTTTATCTTCACCCAGGCGATGAAGGATTCTGACCAGTCCGTCAAGGATCAGAACAAGTCCCTGATCCTGCTCGCCGCGCAAATCGATCAAGACAAACAAGCCCTGTCTAATTTCGGCAAGACACAGGCGGAGATTAAGAGCGACAAGGTCGCGGCACTCACGGCGGCGATCAAAGACAACGAGGCTAAATTCGCGACGGCCAAGGTAGCGGCTGCTGCCTATGCCACGGCGGTGAAACTGTCGAAGCCGGAAGAAGCGGCGGAGCAGCTCGGGAAACTTAACGGCGTTCTCGGCTCTGTCGCCTCCGCCTTCGCCAAGGTCGCGGTCGAGGAGAAAAGCGTCTTCGATTCCATTAAAGCGTTCTTCACCGGCGGTAAAAACCCCGCGGAATTGGCGGCGGAAGCCCAAAAGGCCGGGATGGCGGCCCAAGTGGCAACAATACAGACCAGCCAAACGATCATCGACGAGAAGGTGAAGCTCGCGCTCGCCGTCAAAGAGCTAACCGTTCAGGAGATTGCGGATCAGGAAGCGGCCGCAAAAGAGTCGATCAGCAATTCGGAAACGGTCGGGATGGCCAGGATCCAAGTCTGGGCAGCCGACGCGAAGTACCAAGCCGCGTTCGCCAAGGACGCCGCTGCGGCAACGCTGAAAGTTGAACAAGAGCAGGCCGAAAAAGAATACCAGCTCAAGCTTCAGACGCTGCAAAAAGAGAAGGCCGCCGAGCAATCCGCTGCCACAGCCTACAGCAAGGTCAGCCACGACCCGCAAACCGACGAAGAATTAACCCTCAAGAAGGACGCAGCGCTAAAGGAAGAAGCGCTGGTCAAGTCGACCAACGCGAAGATCGAGGCTCTGGACGCCGAGCACTACGCGAAAGAAAAACAGATCGCCACGGCGGGCGATGAGGCGATCCTTAAGTTGCACGCCGACGCCGCGGTCCTGGCGTCCGCTGTTGCTAAGGGCTTCTTCCCCAGTCTCCCGGCAGACACGCGGGATCTTCTCAGTATGGACGACGCCGCGAAAAAGCTTGGCGTCACCCTCTCGAAGAACCTGGAGAAGGGCGCCAATGAAGCTCGATCTGCCCTCGCCCTGCTCGACAAAGAATACAAGGGCGGTCAAATTTCGCTCCGCGATTATCAGCAGGCTCAGATGGGAGCGTTAGCGGCGCAGATTGCCTATGACAAAGAAATCGGGGTGGCACCCAAACTGATTGCGGCCGAGCAGCATGCCTACGATCTGCTCAAGGCGAGTGTCGACAAGGTTTATGCATCAGAGAAGCAGGAAAAGACTTTCTGGGATGGGTTCTCGACCGAGTTTGCCAAGAAAGCGAAGAACGTAGGCGACGAAGCCCAGGCGATGGGGCAAATGATGGCGAACGCCGCGGCGCAGATGGATCAGGCCTTCGCATCCGCCATTATGGGAGCGCTCAAGAGCGGCCAAAGCATCGGCGCGGCTTTAGAGAAGGCGACTGCGGAAGTTCTGATCAACCTCGCCACGCAAGCCGGTGCGCACGCCCTGTATTGCACGGCGATGGGCATCGCAGAATTGGCATTGGGCGTGACCTCGTCCTCGGCAGCGGAATGGTTTACGGCCGCGGCCGAGTTTGGCCTGGTCGCTGGAGCCGCCGGCGGAGCGGGGATAGCGATGAGCGGTGGGAGCGGTGGTGGCGGCTCCAAGGGAAATAACGTTTCTGGTTCCAGCAATCCTGGCGGAGTTGGTCAGTCGAGCTCCTCGGGCGGCGGAGTCAATCAAACCGGGACCGTCCCTAAGCTTGCAACGGGCGGAATCGTGTCGAACCGGACGATGTTCATGGCGGGAGATAGTCCGTCGGGCGGCGATGCCGAGGAAGCGATTGTGCCGCTCTCGGATCCATCGGCTTTGGCGAAGATCTCAAATGCACTCGCGATGCGTGCGCCCTCGGCGGCCATGACGTCTTCCGCGGCGGCAGTGGCCTCGGCTTCGGCGCCGTCATCTGATGCAAACTCGGGCGGCGGAGCAGGCGACTCTTCCTCTGGAGGTGGTGGCGGAGATACTCATCTCCACCTCAACGTTAAAGGCGGCGTGCTCGATTCCGGTACTCTGAAAAAGACGATGACCAAATATCAGCGCATGCTGCAGCAGAACCGCGCTAACTTCACTTCCTCGAATTCGCTCCGCGTCACGAAAAGGTCCCAATGATTCAGGGCATGCTCATTTACAATACCGGATCGGGCGACGTAGAGTTCACGCCCACCTACCCAGCACTCAAGAAACCATTCGGCGCTGGAGGACTGTCCGCCACACGCCACGACTCGATCGCCACTGCTGGAAATAAGCAGTCGGTTCTCGAACGCATCGATACCTTGAACTCGCTGACGTTCCCGATCTGCCCGGAATCCGATATGCCGAGCTGGATCTTGTTCTTGAACTACGCGCTCGGTGGCGGGGTCTTCGCCTACCGGCCGAACGCGGCGGATAACACGGTTTGGTACGAGTACACGCTCGATTCGATGACTGCGCCTTTCAAGTTCGTGAGCTTTGGGGTGTTTGAGGTTGCTCTGCAGTGCCGGCTGTGGGTTGGGGCGACCGTGGTGTCAGGAAGCTAAGACCGGGTGTTTCAGGAGAGTTTAAATGGAAAAAAACTCTCTGTTCACGCATCTCGCGTAACACCATGCCCGGCCCAGTGTAATTCTAGATGATCTCCTCCACCTCCAATTTTCAAGCCGCGCTCGCCGCCTTCTCGAACGGCAACATCGTCGTCCAGGTGGTGATCGAAGGCTACTCGCGCGTCTTTACCGACTACCCCGACGGCATTGCCGGCCACTATCCGTGGATTGTTTCGGTCGACGACTTAGACCTGACCTTAAACGATCTCAGCGGAGGAGCCGACCAGCGCACTGGAGGCGTGACGGTGCAGGACGTGGCTGGATTCATCACCGGCGATTTTCCCGGTTTCGTGTTCGAGGGAAAGCAGATTCAGATCAACGTTGGCTTCCCAGGCCTGGCACAAATCGATTACGCGACCGTGTTCACCGGATTCATCGACACGGTGAGCTCCGCCAACGCCAACCTGGAATACTACATTCAGTTCTCCGACGTTCAGACCAAGCTCGCCGCGGTCATCTACCAGACGGGCGACGATGGCGGATCCACCTCGTCGACCAACACGAAAACAGTAAGCGGGCATCCCCTGGCGATTCTGATGAACATCTGCCAGCAGCTCGGCGTTCCCTGCGACACCACGAAGATCACGGCTTACATGAACGGACCGTTCGCCGGCACGATCTTCAGCTTCGAGCTGAACCAGGCGCCGGCCGCGGTCGACTTCATCAAAGCGCAACTGATGAAACCGCTCGGTGGCTACATGTGGGTCAACGCCGCGGGCCTGGTGACCGTCAATTTCTTTTATCCGCTCGCGGGGCCCGTCGCCGTGGGATCGTTCTCGCGCAATAACTGGCTGGCCATCCCGGAGGCCGGCCAGACCGCCATGGTCAACACCGTGCAGATGCAGTTCGACCTCGATGACTCCAATGCCGACAGCTCCGGCAATTACCTTTCTTCCGAAACCCTGAACTATGGGCCGAGTTATGCGCTCTACGGCAATCTCTCGAGCGAATCGACGATCAATGCAGATGGCGTCCGGAGCGCGTTTCAGGGCTTCTTCATTGCGGCGCTGACGAGCCGACTGATTTTCATGCGCTACGGCTTCAAGAATCTGACCTTCGACTCCGAGAGCTCCGGTGGATCGAACCCCGATTCCTTTTGGAACACGCTCCTCTACGAGCCTGGGGATATCGTCTCCGTGACGCATCCGCAGATCCCGGACCGCGCCGCCGGCGTGATGGGACTCACCAACAAACTCTTCGAGATGCTGAATAAGACGATCAAGTTCAGCGAAGGCACGTTGGTGTACTCGATGATCGACGCCTCGTATCTCGAAGACTTCGGCGACTACAAGATTGCACCGTTTGGCGAAGCCTACTACGCCGCGGCGAGCTCAGGCGATAAGACCGAGTACATGTTCTTCTGCAACGCCAGTGACCAATACTCGAACGGCGATCCCGCGCATATTTTAGGCTAAAGGTTTAGGGGGTAAGACAAATATGAAACGCATTCCCGATGTAGGTCAGCTCTCGACGCTCGCGCTGATGGTTTACGGCGCACTGCCGGCGGCGGATCCGTTCCGCGCTCAAACCGCGGTGCAGGCCGCCCTCACCGTCTACGAGGAAGCCGAGAAGCAAGTGGAAGCGATGGAGCAAAGTAATCGGCTTTAAAAATGGGTCAGCCAACTTTTGTCCAGAAAATCGACGCTTCAAACGCGAACGCGAGTTCATTGACTCTCACTCCGTCCGCGGCCACAACCGCTGGCAACCTGTTGCTGGTCGGCATTCTGCTGAATGCGAACGGCGCCCAGACTCCAGCCGCGGTGGCGGGAATCATCGATTCGGCGGGCACTCCCGTGGTCGCCGGCATCTCGACCGGAGTCCCGGTCAATACCTGGACGCCTCTCGCGAGCAATTCCGACGACGGCGTTTTTCTCCAGTGGTGGATCTGTAAGGGGGCAGTCTCGATCACGGATCTCGTGATCAGCCTGACTTATCCGCAGTCGATCATCGCCTTCGCGATGGAATACAACTCGGCGAACGGGATCACGAACCCGATCTTTCAGACGCTTTTGTCGAATCAGAACACGATCACAACCGAGTACATCAAGGAGACGGCATCGACTTTCCCGAACTCCGGGGCCCAGCTGATGATTGGCCTCTTCGCGATGCTCGGCGACACCTTCAACGCGACGCCGCTCGAGGGAACCAACCGCGCAACCAATGATCTGAACATCCCTCCCGCTCTTTCCTACCAGGTGCTCGAGAACGGAACGGTCGACGAGACTGGCCTGTTGAACTTAACCGCGGTGAGCGCAACCCAGCTCGCGACCGTGGCCAACGTCGGGACGAGCACGATGCAGTGCTTTTATCTTTTGATCTCTGGCGGCCTGGTGCTGAATACGCCTCCCGGCTTGTCGGATCAACCGGACGCATCGCTGACAGTCGGCGAGTTCGCGCTTGGCATTCAGCTGGCAAAGATTTCAGGCAACGCCGCTCTCGGCATGACGAGGATGGAGTTCTTTCAAGGCGTGTACACGAACGGCGAGACGGTTGACCTTCCGGTTTCACCGGTCGATGGCTACGAGTACCAGCAGAACGAGCTCACCTACGTCTGGGGAATCTATTCGACCTGCAATACCGGCAATGGGTGGATTACCGGGCCGCAGGCTCTTTGGTATGCCCAATGGGGCGTCGACCAGGAGACGGGCCTTGTCTCGAGCGAAGAGTGGTATCGCGCGGATGGCGCGGCCGGCATCTCGAACGACGGCTATCTCCAGGTCTTCACCATCGCGCAGCGCCAGCAGCAGACGCTGCAGCTGGCGGAGATTCCGACCTACACCGATCTTCCTGCGGCCATCTTCAAGACCGATCTGGCTTACTCCGAAGATCTGATGATCGACCTGAACAACAATTCAAAGTTCACGGTGGTCGGGCAAGAGTGCATCTCGATGGGAGAGTTCTACAACGGTCAAACCGTTCCGACGCCGGTCTCGCCCGCGGACGATTACGCCTATTCCTACGGGGAAGTGACGTTCATCTTTTCCTGGCGCTGGACGACGGGGCAGCTGGGGTATGTCCAGCTCGCATGCCCGCCGTACTATACCCTGGCTTCGCTCAACGCCGCGATCAGCTCAAGTGGCGTGGTGACGTGCGCCGTCGGCATGATGGGCGATGGCGGCGAAAACTACACGTCTTACAACGCCCTCGGCCGAATCGCGGTCTTTGCACTCTGCCAGCGTCAACCGCGCTGGTCGGTGCCATGGAACGCCGCGCCGTGGGACAACGTCGGAGGCAAGAACGCATCGTTCATCATCGGCTCGGGTTTGACCGCGAACAATCCGGACGCTGGCGGTTACGGCGGTCCCTACTCTCCTGCAGGCCTCCAGATTGGCGGGCCGACCATCATCAAAGTCACAGCGGGACAGACTTACATCTTGAGTTACGTCGGGGGAACGATCCCGGTTCATAACTCCTACGGAACTTTGATCGGACCGCTTGGTGAGGTTGGAACGACAGAAGCCGGCGTGACTCCTTCTCCAGGCTCTTATGTCTCCGGTGGACCGAACACCTCGCAGTCGTGCATCGGATGCTACACCGACGCTCTGGGGAACATCGTGGGATCTCCGTTTGTTGTGGGAACCGCTCCGCTCTCTTTGACGATCCCATCCGGCGCGACCCAGATCCAGCTCGGCAACAACGACTCCTATGGTTCCTGGCCGATCACTCCGACTTACGCGAATTACAACCAGGGCGCGTGGCAGTTCCTCATCAACCGCTACGTCCCGGTCGTAGGGAACAAGTTCGCCGAGATCGACAACTCTCTGTTCTATCCCGGTGAAGCGATTCCCGCCGGCATCGCCGCACAGATCAATCAAAACATCCTGGAGGCCTCGCTCTCGCCGGAGTTCTTTGGACCGACACTCTACGCTCCGGGCGCCACGATCCCGACGCCAGTCTCTCCTCTCGACGGCTATGCGTATTCGAGAGCGGAGCTGACCTACATCTGGGAGTGGGCTGAGATGACGCCCGGCGGCTGGCCACCGAATAGTGGCTCCAACAATCGCACAGCCATGTTCGCGGCGAACATCAACCAATCGACCGGCGTAATTACGAACACGGTGGTCAGCGGCGAAACCTCCTATGTCATCTGGAGGCTCGAGCCCGGTGGACCGTACCAGGCGGAGACGACAAACGGGAAAATCTCGGTCACCGTCGTCGGCTTCCGCGCCGCGCAGCAGACCGCGATCACGACGCCGGCAACAGTGAACACACCGCCGAGCGATACCGGTTCCGCGATCACCGATCAGCCGACTCAGACGCAAGTCTTCATCAATGGTGTCTAGATCTGGTGTGTAGCTCTGGCGCCTAGATCTGGTGTGTAAATAAAATGTCAACCCAACCTCTGAACCTCAATTCGACGACGCCGGCGGCTCCTTCTGGATCCGTGAATCTACCATTCGCCGCGGATGCTCCGAATGCCGATCTCGCCATCGTGCGGAACGTCTCGATCTCGGCACCGGTGATGACGAATCTCATCGGAGGCCTGGTGCCGGCGCCTCCGAATCTTGCAACGGAGTATCTGGATGGGACGGGACATTTCTCGACGCCGGCGGGTGGCGGCGGCGGTGGCGGCTCTGCGATCGGGGGCAACGTCTGCGACCTTCCTTGGATCGGAACTCCCGGCTCGCCGAATACGTCATCGTTCAATATCAATGGGTACGCCTTCTGCCAGTTCATCGGCGGCAACGCGATTCTCAATCCGTCTCTCAGTTGGACGATATCTTTCGACTACGCTGGCACGGGGGCTCAGGCGTTCATCGAGTTCACCTTGCTGCGGACGCTCAAGGGAAGCCTGGCGGTGACGGACGTGACGCGTATCACCTTCGCCTCGAGCGCCACTCCCACCTTCTCATCGCCCGGAGTGCAGACCTCGGACACGATGACGGTCACGATCGATGCCCTGCATGACTACTACTTCATCGTGAACGGCGGCTATACCGGGGTCACCAACGACATAGTCTCGAACAGCTACGGCGGCGGGAACCTGCCGACGATGCAGGGGTTCAATACGAACGTCGGCGGCGGAACCGCACTGGCCACGTCTTGGGCGAGCTTCATCGGCGGAGGCTCCGGTTCGTGGAGCGCAGCATGCCCGCTCGGGACTTCGCAGTTCTGGCTGTCGGACTGGATTAGAGAAAGTTAGTTCACCGTGCGGATCCTCATCGCCATCACCAGCTGTCACAATTTCCGCGATCGCGCGGACGCCGTGCGCCAGACCTGGGCCTCGGAAGTCGAAGGCGCCGACGTGCGTTATTTTCTCGGCCGAAGCGAAACGCCGGTGAAGTCGCAGTCGCATCCGGACGAGATCATTCTCGACTGCCCCGATGGCTATCACTATCTCTCGCAGAAAACGCAGCTCATCCGGCGCTGGGCCCTCGAGAACGGCTACGACTATCTCTGGAAAGTCGACGACGACACGTACGTACGCCCGGAGCGATTGCTTGCTGACTTTCAGAACCTCGATTATGTGGGGAGACTTCGCGGATGCTCGGGAAGTTATCCCGGTCCCTACTGCAGCGGATTCACTTATGGCTTAAGCCGCAAGTCGCTGGAGCTGCTGGCACCGATCGAGTGGGGAGCAAGTGACGATTTTTCGGAGGACCGCTGGACCGCAAACAAGCTGCTCTCGCTCGGCATCAGCCCGCACAATGAGCCGCGATTCGTAGTGCAGTCCTCGAAGGCCTGCGCCATCAGCGGCAGGGAAGCGCCGTTGGTTGGTAACGCTGTCATCGCATCTTGCGAGTATTCGCCGAAGGAGATGCGGCGGGTGCATGCGGAGTTCAAATCCGGAAAACGATCGGCCCAGGGCGAATATCACAAACCAGCGGGATCTCTCTCGCGCGTGGCGGTGATGGTCAAGACTTTTCTCCGCGACGGTTATCTCATGGCCTGTCTCGATGGCCTGGAAAAGAATTTCGCGGACACCAAGATCGTCGTCGTGGACGATGGTTGGGAGACCGGGGTTACATCGACCTTCAACAAAATCTCACGCGCAGCGGACATGCGGCGCAAGGGCCATGCCTGGATCAATATCCCCTTCGACTCCGGCTTCGGCGCCAAGGCGAACGTGGCGATCGGACATTGCGATTCGGAATATGTGCTGATAGCGTCCGATGATTTTGATTTTGCGGATCCCGCGGTTCGCGCCGGCGTGGAGTCGATGCAAAGAGTTCTGGACGCTGTGCCGTCGCTTGCTCTGGTCAGCGGGCGCGTTGATCGCAATCTCTATGAGTTCTGTTGGGAAGCCGGCGAGAAGAGCCTGCGCGAAATCCCCAGATACCACGGCTCGGGCGAAGTGGACGGCACGAAGTATCACCTGTGCGATTTGACCGTGAACTATTCCCTCATCCGGACGAAAGTCTTTCAGCCGCAGCACGGGGGGATCCGCTGGGATGGCGGTAACGTCAAGATCGGCGGTGGAGAACACTCGGCATTCTTCATCGACCTGCAGCGCTCGTATTGGGGCGTCGCTTATGTGGAAGGCGCTAACATCAATCAGCTGCCCCGCAATTTTCAGTGGATGCACAAGAGCTACCCGACGATGCGGGCGCGCGCGCGAACTCCCGGAAGACCGTGCCTGAAAGCACGCGGGATCGATCTTTACATTTTGGCGGATGGGACGGCGGAGGTATCGTGAAGCTGGTTCCGGAGTCTGGCCTGGCGATCTTTTTCTCGGCTTATCCATCGCCCAATAAAGACCTCGGCGCAATTGAAGGAACAGAAATGCTTCTTTCCGGTCGACCTGCTGGAATCGAACCGTTCAATCGTAAAGGGACACTCGCCAGCCATCCAAAGACCATCCGGCCAGTGAATGTCAGCCTCCAACGGATGAGAGCAGATGTCGCAGGTGAAGTGCCGCACTCTCGGACTCTAGCATGAAAATTTTGATCGCAGTAGTCCAATGCACCCGTGACCTCTGGCGGATCCCCGCACACCGGGAGATGCTCGCCGGCCATGGCGCTGACGTGCGATTCTTTTACGGCAATCAGAAGGCGGGCGCGCTCGATGTGGTCCGAAGCGACGAGATCGAGCTCGAAACGGATGATGCCTATTACGCACTGACCAAGAAAGTCTGCGGCATCTTCGAATGGGCTCTCCAGCGCGGCTACGATTTCGTTTTCAAGGTAGATTCCGATACCTGGCTCGACGTCCCAAAGCTTCTGACAGCGGGCTTCGAAGCGCATGATTGGGTCGGTTTAATGGGGGACAAAGGGGCGAGCGGCGGAGTAGGACACTGCACTTCGGGCGGCGTGGGAATCTGGTTGAGCCGTCACGCCATGGAAACTTTTCTCCGTCACTATCCAACAATGCCGGGCGGGAAGATGCACTACTTCGATGACTGGGCATTGTCGCTGACGTTAGCGGATGCGGGGCTCAAGCCCGTGAATTCCGATCTATTGTGGAACTTCGATCTCGGGCCGGCAGACAAGGAAACTCTTATAAGCTGGCACGGATGGACGCCGGACGCGGCCCATGTTGAGCAGCGCGGCGGCGGGGAGTGGGGAAAATGATCAAGGGGTTGATCTACCATCGGCGCTGGTTCGTTCCGAATTTCGTGGCCGCGCGCTTGTTCGATTACGCTGCCCATGATCGGCTTCCGTTATGGCAGTTGTTCTTTGCGCCCAGGAGCTTCCGGAGCTTCGCAAAGGGTCTGTGGTGGAATTGCTCTACGTGGACGCTCGACAGACTCCCTTGGTTCGCACGCAAGCATGCCATTAACGCGCTCGTCGGCCGAGAACTGCTCAGAGACTTCAGGGCGCTTAATCACGATCACCCGAATTTCGATCTGTGCATCAAGTGGTAAAGCCATGGAAACTTCAGAACTAATTCGCAGGGCGCTCGATCTCGGAGCCGTGCAAGTCCCGGAAGAAATATCCGCGCTCGTCGACCTTCTCAAAAAGCATCAGCCGCGGAACATTCTGGAGATCGGATCCGAGTCCGGAGGAACGTTCTATCTCTGGTGCCAGTTGGCGAAGATTGGCGGGCTAAAGATTTCGCTCGATCTACCGAGCGGCGATTCGGGGAGCGGCACCTATCGTGATCCAGTCGCACTCGCCGAGCGTACCGCACAGTTCAAGGGATGGTCGGCCAACGTCCGCGTCGTCACGGGAGATTCGCATGCGCTTGAAACGTGGCGGGAAGTGAACAAATTCCTAGGTCCGCATGCACCCACGCTCGATTTCCTTTTCATCGACGGAGACCACTCCTATGAAGGCGTGAAGAAAGATTTCGAAGACTATCGCTGCTTTGTGCGACCAGGTGGATTGATCGCGTTCCATGACATCGTGGACAGCGAGTTTCACCGGAAGCGTGGATGCCAGGTGGCTAAGTTCTGGGAAGAACTGCGGCGCCAACCCGTAACTTTTCCCGCTCAGGAATTCGATCATGGGTTGGAATGGGGCGGGATCGGCGTGGTCACCGTTTAGGTAGCGGAGCGCGCCCATCATACAAATTTCCAGACAGGCGTGGCAAACGGGGTACGGTCCGTACCGCGCCGAGGGCGGAGCGTCATCCGGCAGCCAGAAACCTTCGCCGCAATCGATGCAGACTTTCCACACACACGGCGCCGGCTCGCTGGTGAACGCGGTCTGAACGAGCGGCGGCAATCGAAGAAAAACTCGAATCCTGTTCCGCAACCAAAACACACCCGAACTCTAACATGACCCTCTTCACCAGAATTGCTCTTCTCGAATTCTTTTCTGCTCTGCTCATCGTCGCAGCGACCAGAGCCTATGTCCTGGGGAACTACCGGGCGACGGCCGTTGTCGAGGTTGCATTCATCACGCAATGGTTCTACGCGCGCGGGATCTCTTTCGATGATGCGGGATCGAGAAGCTGGAAGCTTGGATATCCGGCCTATCTCCTCGGCGCCGTGGCTGGCACGCTGATCGGGCTTTTCCTCTCGAAACGGTTCACCTCATGAAAGCACTGATCGCAATCTCTTCGTGCGGCGACTTCGAAGCGAACGGGAACAACCAGGCTATGAGGGATACCTGGCTTAAAGATGTAAATATATTTACAAATCTCGACTACAAGTTCTTTTTCGGAGTAGGCCAGAACGCTCCCCAGCTCGAGGACTCAGTCCTCTTGCCCGACGTCGACGATGGCTACGGATCCCTCACCTACAAAACGAGGGCGTCGCTGCGCTGGGCGCATGAACGCGGATACACGCATGTCTTCCGCTGCTTTCCAGATACGTTTGTCAGCGTCGATCGGCTGATGGCCTGCCATCCTCACGAATTCGATTTCTATGGCGACTTCAGAAGCGAAGAAGGCGGACGCCCCGATGGTGGAACGGGGAAGCAGATGCCCACTCTTCAGGAAGCTCAGAACTATGCATCCGGTGGCGCAGGGTACTGGTTGAGCCGCAGAGCTTTTGAATACCTGCTCGATGCTCCAATCCTCGGAGTCTGGCGAGATGAGCTGATGACCTACGTCGAGGATCTGTGGGTTGGAAACATCTTGGGAAAATGCGGGACGGTGCTGCGCTACTTCGATGACACAAGATTCTGTAACCATGGCTCCCGTATGTGGCCGAACCTGCGAAATGACCAGATCACCGCGCACCTGTCCTGCCCGGAGCGCTTCGACAAAGCCTTCATGTATGCGGCCCACGCGGCGTTCAGCATGAAGCTCACCATGGAAGAAGTCGAGCGGCTCAGGATCAGCTTCCTTCGAGACATCCCGAAATCTTAACAATTTATTAAGTTCGCGGACCCTGGGCTGTTCGGGCTTGGTCGCCTTCCCAGTTCCGGGGTTTCGTGATTCACCCCTGCACACCCGAGGCAAATCCCAAAATGAATATTCCTTACGACGACAACGACCTCCAGAGCCTCGCCCTGTGCGCGTGGAAAGAAGCCCGCGGCGAAGGCTCCGATGGAATGCGAGGGGTCATGCACGTCATTTTGCATCGCGCCATCAAGTGGTATGGCGATCATGCGGAGAGCGTTCACACCGCGGTGTACGCAAAGAACCAGTTCACCTCGATGTCGGTGCCAAGCGATCCCGAATTCAACCTGCAGCCGAAAGATGGCGACGCTCAGTTCGCCTACTGCGCGCAGCTCGCTCCCACAATCTTGAATGAACAAGATGAGGACATTACGCACGGCGCGCTCTATTACGGCGACCTGAAGTACTGCACGTCGGGCTGGTTCTCCGAAAACATCTCCGGACCTGATGGACAAGGGACGCCGGCCCATCCGCTGAAGGCCTCGATCGGGCGCCAGGTGTTTTTCGGATAAAGCGTTTTTCGGCTAGCTCAGTCTCGGGCGCTCATCTCGACGATCGGCGCGTGGCGGAATTTTCGCGGCCACTGGCGACCCAGCGGCCGCCAACTGTTTATCCATCTTCTCGACCATCGAGATGAGCCAGGCCAGATCTTTCAGCGTGGCGCCGTACTGGGCCTTGCGACGAATGTCGGCGAAGCGGGTTGCGTCCGTTTTGTTCATGGCTTCCATGGCCTGAGATTTTTACACCGCGAGCGGAAAACTGACAACTGCAAAAGGAGAAATCAAAATATGAATCCAAACACCAGTCCGAACTTTGCCCTGCGCCTCTGGTGCGGGCTGCGCGACTTTGTCCTGCCCATCTGGCGCAGTCTTCCAATTTACGTACAGACCGGAATCGTGATTTTCGCCTCGGCCGCCGGCACTTTTCTCGGAGGCTGGCTCTGGGACGGGCCTTCCTGCTGGACGTGGCTCTGTCTCAAGCACACCCTCGGCGCAGCGTGTGCGGCCGGAATCGCCGCGGAACGGACCTTCAAGATGAGGCCTGGATGTGGACCTCACGCCGATGAGACGCCCTATACGGGTTCCTGACTAAGCTTAACGACCCTTCCACAATCAACCCCGCCATCGCGCGATGGCAGAAAAGAGCAATTCATGAAGATCGCAATTTTAGAAACCAAAGCACTGGCCTATGCCAAAGACATCAAAGACGGCATTGAAGCGGCCGGCGAAGATGCCGTGAAGCTTGCCACGTTCATGCAGAACAACCAGGCGAAGATCGTCGCGCTGGCGAGCCTGGCAGGACCGGAAGCGGCTGCCGTCACGAGCGCCGGCACTGGGCTCCTCAACCTGGCGATCACAGCGGTCAAGGGTGCGGGCGATGCAGCCTCCGCCAATGGCGTGAACGTCAGTCTGGATGCGGCGGCGGTTGCCGAAGTCAAGGCAGCCATCACGGCGGTCGAGAAGATCTAAATCCACTTCCTGCTGCGGCAACGGAACCGACTCTAACTTTGGCTCGGCCAGCAGGGATTTTCCTCAAGCATAAAGTTCAGTTTGCCGAAAAGGCCGAATTCGCATATTCCATGAAAACCGTACTATTATCAGCGTTACTGCTGCTCACGCTCGTTCTATCGGGCGGGGTCCTGGTGCTCGTGAAAGACGTTCATCAGGACCTCGCGGCGGTGCACCAGAACCTCTCCTCGCTTGACCAGGTCCTCGGGCAGGCCTCCGCCACGGCAAAACATCTCAATCAAACTGTGGGGAAGGTCGATGGGGTTGTGAGCACTCTCAATGACGCAGCCACCGAAGAGAAAGCAAACTGGCAGGCAACGAGCAAGGAAACGGCCAAGACCGCAAGAGACGTCCGGGCCCTCGTGGATGACTTTAGAAAATCAGCGCTCCATGTGAACCTTGTAACCCTGCCGTCGATCGACTCGCAGATTTCGGCGAACGGCGATCAGCTCAGGATGACAGTTGAGAAGTTGGGAGAATCGGCCGACGGCGTTACAGCGATCGCCGGCACATTGAATACTCGACTCGGCGATCCGCAAGTGACCGAATTGCTGGCCCACGCCAATGTAATCGCTGGGCACTTCGAAACCATCGCTGCGAATTCCGCCCTCATGTCCGCTGATATGCAGTTAGCTGTACATCGCCTGGCGGCGCCGCCGACAAAGTTTCACCAGTTCCTAGACGCGACCTGGACCGCGGCGAAGGTCGGTTCCCTCTTTATCCCGTAAATCTTCCCCCGCATTTATTTCGTCGAAAATTTCCGCCGCTAGTCGCAGTACGCTGCTGAAGGGGGCATTCTTCCCCAGCCGCTTTTTCGCCCGACGGAGAGCCTCGTTATGCAGATCGCTCGAGGCGTGCGTGTTGGGATCCGGTGCGCCCATTTCATTTCCTCAAAGAGTTGGATTGTACAACTCCCTAACGCCACCGGCTGGCTTTAGGGCTCTTACGGCATAGAATCAAAATCAAGAGGTACCCAGCCATGAGTCCGATTCCAGACGTCGCCCCGAAACCGGAGGCGGTGGATCTTCAGGCCATCGAATACGCCCGTCTGCAGAAATTGTTGGCCGACGCCACGGAAGCGGCCGAGGCCGCGGCGACTCCCGTCAAGAACCTCAAACTGGAACTGATCGAACTGGTGCGCAAGTTTGGCGGCGTGCACCGGGAAAAATCGAAGCTGCTCCACGGCATCGTCTGGGAGATGATGGCTACCTTTGGGCAGTCGACGTCACAGGACGCGGCGGCTGTGGAGCGGCTTCGCTTGGCTCTGGTGAAGGCAAAAAAGGCGCGGATTCTCAAGAAGCTCTTCACCAAGCAGATCAGCTGGCGGTTCAACTCCGACGCCTCCGAAGTGATCAAAGGCGAGAAACTGACGCCGAAACAAATGGCGCTCGTGCTGCAGTGCTTCGATACCGAAGACCGCACACCGACGCTCGATGTCCGCGAGAAGAAAAAAGCCGCCGCCGCCGGCGCATGATTTCAGGAATGGTGCAAACTATGTCGCTGAGGAGAATGCCGAACCCACCGAATCCGCCGAGCATGAAGTCCGTCCAAGCTCCCGACTACCGCGAAGCCTATGCCAACAGCGTGCAGATCCGGGTCAATCTCTGGGATTTCTTTCTCATGTTCGGAACCATCCAGGGCTCGGATGCCGAGCTTGAGCTGCGAAATTTTCAGGGAATCTATTTCAGCCCGCAACAGGCCAAGGCGCTCACCGCGCTCCTGCAGCAGAACCTCAAGAATTACGAGGCTGCGTTTGGCGAGATCAAGCTGGACCCACGAGTTCCCGCGGTTGTCCCTCCGGCGCTCCCTTCCTAATAGAATTGCTTCGTATTGCTCCCCGCCGGATTCAGCGATGGCCCTTCCCAACCGAGGGAACGTTGACTCCGGCCTTTTCTTTTTTGCTATACTCCGATCCCGTCGTGGGTCTCTATAACTTCCAGCCGCGGTTCGTGCCCTTCGTGAAAGATGGATCGAAGAGGCACACCATCCGCGCCAAGCGTGTACATCCCGACAAACCCGGCAACACGCTGCATCTCTACATCGGCCTCCGAACCCGGGGCGTCGAACTCATCGGCCGCTCGACCTGCCTCCACGTGGAAGATATTGTTATCAGCGAGGCGCTCCAAGTGTTCGTCGACGGCGTGGAACTGTCGGCCTCGGAAAAGAACGCGCTGGCATTCTGTGATGGGTTCCGATCTCGCGGCGTCGAGCACGCCTTCGAAGAAATGATGGAGTTCTGGGAAGGGCGACTTCCGTTCGTGGGCGACATCATTCACTGGAGCAAGGATCTGCAGCAAGGAAAGGAGAGGTGTCATGTACCGAAATGAAGCTCAGCAATGCCAAGCAATCCGCATTCTGCTTTCCTCGCTCAACCTCCAACATCTCTGGACTGAAAAAGGTCCGACGCAACGCGCCTGCGAATGGCTCGAAAGTTCTCCGCTTTCCTCCGGAGAACAGGTTCTCTTGCGGTGCGCCTTCGATTTCTGGAATGGCGAAGGGAAGGTCACACTGTACCGCGATCTGTTAGGCACACTCGACAGCCCGCGACTCGGAAAAGTTCTCACACTGGCAATGGCTGTCAATAGCGGAAGCGAAACAGTGGATCGCTGGATCTCGCAGGAAGGCCCATTCGAAGACATCGCATCATGATCGGGGACCGAGTGCCGTTGCGTGTCCGGGTTCCGGTCCCGCCGTGCTCGCGCAGTTTCTTCGATCTTACGCCGCCTTCGCTGTTTTTCCTCCCGGCGGTGTGATCGCATCCTTCGCGGCTTTGGCCATGCGGAATTTTACGACCGTCCGCGCCTTGATCTGAATCGCTTCGCCGTTCTGCGGGTTGCGGCCGATGCGGGCCTTGCGATGCGCCTTCACTAACCTTCCAATTCCAGGCAGCACGAAGACGCCGTTTTTCTTCGTCTCTTTGATGGCTATGTCGGCGAGCTCCTCGAGGAACGAGGCGGCCGTCTTATTGTTCACTTCAAGTTCCTCGGCGAGATGCCGGGTCAGTTGCGTCTTGGTCATCGTCAGCGTTGTCATTTTTAGCGTGGTCATTCGGGGAAATCCTCCGACCCGCATACTAACTGAGTTTTCCACCGCTTTCCACAGACCGCACAGGAGAGATCGGCGCTACGATCCCGCCGATGCCCGCTTTAGCCCAGCTGCTGGCTTTCCCCTCGAGACCGAAACAGCGTCTCGCCATATTGCCAGTCGAAGCGGCCGCTCCGGATCTGATTCTCACCCCGCCCGTTCCACCCCCTCCGAAAAAACCTCGCCGCCGGCGCAAGCCTCCGGTCTCGCTCTCGGACGCGCAGCTGCTGGCTTTGCTCGAGCGGGCAAAAGCTCATCGCGAGCGCGACTGGGTCATGATTCTGGTGACCTACTGGCACGGGCTGCGGGCTTCTGAGACGATCTCCCTGCGCGAGCGCGACTTCGACCTGGCGGAAGGGACGGTCAAATTCGTCCGCGGCAAGGGGTCGGATGGCGGAGAGCAGACGCTGCAGGAGCACGAGAATCCGCTGCTCAATGAGCGCGCGGCGATCGCAGCCTGGCTGAAGGACCGCGGCCAGTTCGGAGTGAAGGGCGGAGCGAAACGGCAAGTTGGGAGGAACCATGCGCACAATTCAGATTCTTCTGTGGATTCTGGTCGTTCTCGAAGTGTCGGAGTGGATCACGTTTCTAATCATCAAGCCGTGGAGGCAGCGCTAGCCGCGAATTCGGCTGAAGGCAAGCAGCCAGCCGGTGGCGATCAAGCCCATGATCAGCCAGCCGTACCAGGGTATAGCGACGACGACCGAGGCCGCGCATACGCCGAAGGTCAAAACGACGACGGCGATCGCCTGCCAGTGGGACATGAGAAAAAGATTACACCCTCAAAAACCAGACAAAGTAATGAGATTGTCAGAAATTTGGGGGGTCCCACGAAAGTGCCACCTGGGGATATCTGGGCTTGGCCGCCTGATAAGCCAGCTGGTGGCTGCAAACCCTCACCCGACCCCTCGCGTGCTGCCCTAGAGCCTCCAGCGCCGCCGCAAACCCCCTCGGATCGTCTCTTCCCAATCACCCGGCAGCATTTCTGGGCTATCGTTCACGGTTACGCCCTGGCTGCAGGGATCCCCAGGCGCAAGTGTAAAACCCACATGCTGAAGCACACGATCGCCAAGCACTTAGTCCGGGCCGGACACCCCTTGAATGAGATCCAGGAGTGGATGGGCTGGTCATCGATCGAGACGATGAACTGGTACACGCGTGCCGACGAGGAAGAGCTAGGTCATCGGATCGGTGATAGCATTCGGGCGAAGCAAGGCCTGCGCCAGGTGCAGCAGGGGAGTTTGTTCTCGTGAGCAAACGCAAGAAAAATCCGCGCGATCTCGCCGCACGAGGCTTCTGTCCCTCTTGCAGCAAATCCACAAAGCAAGGGCCGTATCTGCGAGGCGCCAACGTTTTCCTCTATGTCTGCGATAGATGCCCTGAGACCATGTTGCTCGCGACCTCGCCGGATCAAGACTTCATTGAACTGAGCCCGGGGCAGTGGCGGGCGATCGAGAACTGGCACGCGGAACACATGGGAGCTATCTATGAATTCGAGGAGCGGACGATGGCCTCGATTCATCAAGAGTTCCCCAAAATGCTTGTGCGGATCTTGACACCGCGCGGCGCTCGGACCGGGACTGCATGAGTCATGACAGGTAAATTCACGCTCGAGCTTACGCTCTCGGAAAAGATGGCGCTCACCGATGCCCTGGTCGAGCACATCCGCTGCCCCAACTCGACAGAAGTTTTCGTCAACTGCTCAGAGGCGCCACCGGTCGAGACCACGATCGGCGAACTGATACGGCTCGTCACCGATGCGAAGTATGTCCCGGCACCGGAAGAAATCCCCGATCCGAAAACCCGCGCAGTTTAAACTAAGCCACCGGCTGGCTATCTGCATTTGTCCCTTGACCAGTATTCCCTGATCCACTAAAGTCTGATCCCGTTGTTGGCATTCAGCGCGGGCCGCGAGCAGGCGGGCGCGCTTGAACGAGCTGGGGTCGGGAGCACGACGCGCAAAGCGGGCCAGATCGAGGGGGTGCGCAGACCGGCCCCGTTTTTCAAATGTTAGCCGTCAAAGCGAAATACGTGCGACGCTCGATCTGCGATTGTGGCTTCTCCGTAATGCGTGATGAAGTACCGCTCGGCAAAATCTATCTCGCTTACCCGGCCACGATCGAACGGGACTGGCGTATGCGCTGCGGCGGCTGCGGCGAAACATCACAGCTTGCCAGCATTGTGGTGGACGATGGGCAACGGCCGGTGGGAAGACTCCCGTTAGGCATTCTCGAACTGGATGAGGAGGTCGCATGAACTGTCAATTCCAGGACGAAGTCGAGATGGCACTCGCCATGACGCGGCGCGAGATGGTCGAGGATCCCGGCGAGATCTGGCCGCGCGTGCTCGCCTTCGAGTGCGGTCCGGAGAGAAAACTGGTTTGGTCGCACATCGATCCCCGCATGATGGCCGACTGGCGCAGTAAGAACGTAATCGGAACCCGGATCGTCCGGGACTGTTTCATTTCGAAGGTTGTGGTCTTTCTCTCCGATGGCTTCCACAACTCGCCAGCGCCAGGCAAAACATTCGCCGATTATCCGCGCAGCTTCGCCGAGTGGCCGAAAGAGCTCATTCACGAAACCCTGCTGGTATGGGTCAATGCCCAGGGCATGGGGGGATTCAACCTCGAGCATCCCTATACCCGTGACGAGAAGGGCCGGCGCGTTTTCGCTCCGGAGCCGGAACTGTGCCCTGCCAAGCTCTTCAGCCGCTTCAGTTTCGATCTCAGCACCGCGACCGAGGAGGAGGCTGCCATCGAAGCGCTTCTTTCGGGCGTACAGATTCAAAAGCGGGCCTGA